TATTGGTTCATTACGTACATCTTCAAGACTTGACCCATCAACCGCAGCAGAATTGAGTAATCAAGTGAAAGATATGTATGTAAGCAACAGAAGCAATTTTAAAGAAGAAAAGATTAAAATGGTTAAGGCAGCAGGTCAATTTAAAATTGGTGATGAAAAATCATTTCATATTCTTGCTCCTAATGGTAATCCTGTTACTACAACCGTATCAAAAATACTTAATGGCTCATTAATTTTCAGTGAAGATAGACATAGTCTAAAAGAAGTTACACTGAATAACGGTAAATCAATTGAGCAAACTATAAAAGATGGTGAACTTGAAAACGTACGTATCGGTTATCTTGATGGCGGTTTGAATCTTGTTGAAAATTATGTTGCAGACGACAGTCATATAAGCATTATTGAAGGTTTCAGAAATATCAATTCTAAGAGACCTGGTAGAATCGTAATGTTGTTCAAACGACCTGATGGCAAACATCAGATGATACCGTTAAACATCGCTCAATGGAAAGATATTTTTAACAGTAGTAATCCTATTGCGACAACATTAAATGAAATACTATACGATGCTTATACATTATATACGAATCAAAGAATCGATGTATTTACAAAGAATTCACAATTAAGCACAAAAGGTGGTATAATGTCAAGATTGCATAAGGCATTACATATACCTGAAATGCTTTTAATATATGAACCTGATGGAGCAATTTCTGTAGCATTAAATGATAAAAGAAATAAATACAAAAATGCTGATGGCAGAAAGCCAAGACCTAAATCATTTGAAGAATTTGTTGATGTATTTAGAAATGTCTTTGGCGAATGTCTTATCAATGTAAATAGCGAAGTTCTTAAAGACAAACAGCAACTTGGACAATATATATTATCTGACATATTTACAACTAACTTAACTTCTACAGAATTCCATAATGCTTATTACACGGTTAAACCGATTGATGCAACAGGAACGAAAAAGAAGTCAGACAAAGATATGCCTGAACAGTACAAACTTAAAGAGAACGAACTAAATAAAGTTTATCCCGAAAAAGTTTGTACGTATGACGGTAAAGATATTTATCTTGCAGAGGATAATAAAGGTAAGTTAGACTTGTATATGCGTGATGAAGATACATTCAATAAAAACGCATTTGGAAACAATACTTCGACATCTAAAAGATTGTTGATTATGAACTATGCTAAATTAAAGAACGGTATAGCAATTGACACTAATCGTAAGGATAGCATTAAAGTAATAGACGGTAAAGAATGTCTTGTTCATCCTACCGATGATAAAATCTACGGAACACGCTATTATGACGTTTCTAACAACTTCAAAGATATAACCGAAGATATTACCTCATCACAGAAGAAAAAAGACGACATAGATGCTGAAATCGAAGATAAGAAAGCAAGACAATTGAATCCGAAAGATACTAAGAAAGCAAAGGAATTATTCGGCTCAGAAAAGTTTTTGAATAAACTTAAAACCATAAAGCCAAATCTATTAGATGGTGCTATATCGAATATTCCTATGGAAAAACTTAGTGAATTTGATGGCAATATGGATAAGTTTTCAAGAGTACAGCAATCGAATATCAAGTACATAAACGACAATTTCGGTAATGAATTTGGTAAAGAGATATTCCAGATGCTTTCATTGATTAAACAGAAATATAAACCTAACTTCTTCAAAACACTTTTTGAAAGAACAAAAAATCTTACAGGAGATGAATTGAAAGATGCTATTGATAAAGTGTTCAAAGAAAATCTAATTCAAGATAATATTGATGAAGCATTAAGTACAAAAAGAGATTATTGCTAATGAAAATATTGTTGTTCAAGGTATCAACTTGTTCTCAATGCCAAAAACAAGAAGCATTACTGCAAAAATACGGCATTAATTATATTCCTTGTGAGTTGTTTAAGAACAGGCAACTTGCAAGGAGATATAATGTTACAGATGTGCCAACTACATTGCTTATCGATTATAACAACGATGTTATATTAAGATATAATACGACTATGTATTATTCGCAATTAGAGAACCTAAAAAATATTTTAGGCTAAAAATTTTATAAAAAAAATTGAAAAAAGATTTGGAATTATAATTTTCGTAATATATATTTGCAATCAAAATTAATGTTTCATTATAAAAATAATAAGGAATGAATGATGATGAAGATGTAGAATGCTGCCAAGATTGTCTATCGTTAGCAATAAAAGATATAGGCTGCAATCTTCCATATTGTAGTGAATGTAACGGTACAAATATTATACGGCTTTCATTTGAAGAATGGGAGAAAAAGTGCCTTGAAACCAAACATGATTTTAGAATTGTTAAACCTCATAAAAAATAAATAAAATGGCAGAGATGAAAGTAGAAAAACAACAGGTCTTGGAAGAAATGACAAATGAACAATTAATTGAAATTGCGAAAAACCAGGCTGAAACATTAGAAAAGGCAAAAGATACGGTATCGAAAATGTACAATGACATTCGTATGCTTCAGGATGAAAGAATTTTCGCTCGGTTAAACTACCTGTTTAAAGTTCTTGATTACAAAAACTATTTCTCAGACAAAGACAATTTTATTGGAGACGACAAGGAAAGAGAAACATTTGTTTTTGATTGCGTTGAAGAAATCTATAACTTAATGAAATTGCCTAAAAAGAATGAGTAACGACAACAGAAAATATTCAAAAGCCTTTTTAATAAAATCGAATAATAACCCATTCGAAATTTGGCTGACTTACATTGGACCTCAATTTAATTTAACCAATAGAGAAGTCAAATTCGGAGGGCTTCTTCTCAAATATTACAAAGAGATTGAAAAGCATTTTACCGATAAAAACGGTAATGTTACAAATCGTGAAGACATTGATACAATATTATTCTCAACAAAATATAAAAAAATAATTAAAGAAGAAGCCAATTTATCGGATAATTATTTCGATGTGTTATTGAATAAATTGAGAAACCATGATATAATCATATCTAATAATAAATTAAATCCAAAGATTGTTCCAGAATATATATCAGGGACATCAACACCGATGTTAGGTTTATTAATTTATATACAATGATATTTAAAAAAATAACTCCTCCATCTGAAGGACAAGACTTCCAAACATATAAAAAATTCGTACAGACAAGAGGGAAAACAAAATATCCTTCAATTCGATTAAATTCGGAATTTATTGAAGATTCTTACGAAAGAGAAGTTATCAGAAAAGTATGTATTGGAATCGTAAAAGCAATTATCAAAGGACATGATATTCCTATTCCATACTTAGGATGTTTGACATATCAACATAATTTAGTTGCACAAGTAAATGCTGATGGAACTGATTATCGTTCAATAGATTTTGAAAAACAGATAATTCATGAATATAATCAATCGGAGTTTGATGAAAATCCGAAATATTCAGGAAATACAATATTAAAATTTTATTTAAAACGAAAATCAAAAAATAAAACCAAAAGTTATTTATTCTATCCGCATTGTTTTATGTATAGATTAGTAATGAACGAACAGTTCGGTAAAGAATACAAAATACCGTCGCACTATGAAAAACATTTTAAATAAAGTATATAATGACGTATCTAAAGAATTAGGAGTTAGACCTTCTACGGTAGAAAGAATATTTGCAAATTATTGCAAGACAATAAAAACAAAAATTGAAGAATGCGATGGCAAAAAATACTTTTGTGTATCATTGCCATATATAGGTAAAATTAAAAATTTTGTAAAATATGAAAATAAAGGAAATCAAAGAGATTAAGCCAACATTCAACGGCGTTATTACTACTGCCGACCGAAATGAAAAGTCATCAATTATCCATGGTGTTCAGCAACTTAAAGAACTCGAAGGTCAATTGCAAACTGTACAGCGTGTTGTATCTATTGGCAATACAGTACGTAACTGTGAAGTAGGAGATGTTGTTATTGTATCATTTGATATGTATGCACAACTTAAACATTTGCCTGGGTCTCTTGCTGAAACTACGATAAAAGATAATCCTGTTGTATCTTATCAAATACCTACAATTACTATTGATGGCAAAGAATATTTACGCTTAGTTGATACAGATATTAAAGAAATTATTGAATCGTGTACATATATTGAAAACGGAGCAGAAAAAGTATATAAAAAGAAAAAAGAAAAATAATTGTTTGTTCATAGCTGATTACGTATGTCCTATGGTGTAATGGCAGCACAGCAGATTTTGGTTCTGTTAGTTGAGGTTCGAATCCTCGTAGGATAACCAATTTATAAAATGATGATGAATAGAATTGAGAAATTTGTAACGGCATTTTTCCTTTGGGTATATCTTCCATTTGCTATTGCAAATCTAATGGAAGAAAACAAGAAGAAATCTATCGCTATCTTTATAGCGTTAGTTGGACTTACTTTGTTTTGTTTTTGCCATAAAAGTCATAAAAATATTGATATTATAGATTTAACACCTGCGTTTTCTAATAACAATGTTCGTAAGCACACTTGTGAGTATATCGTTATCCATCACGCAGGTGGCGACGGAGTTATAAACGACGTGGTCAACGTACACTTCCGAGAACACCAATGGCATAGCCTTGGCTATCACTATATGGTTGACAAGGAAGGCAAAGTGTATCAATTACGTAATGACAACGAGAATTGTCCTCATTCTTTATATTACAACGACAATGCAATAGCAATACTTTTGATGGGCAATTTTAATGAAAAAGAACCAACAAAAGAGCAATGGAAATCGGCATTAGCACTTACGGTTCTCTTACAAAAGAAATACAATATTTCAACTGAAAATGTAAAAGGACACAAAGAATTGGAAGGCAATGTAACAGATTGCCCAGGTAAAATGTTTAATCTTGATAAATTTAGAAACGAATTATGAATACTATCATAAAATGGAGAACTTGGAAATATAACTATCAACAAGTTAAAGGTTACTTTTGGGCTATTCCAATTGTACTTTTTATTATTATTACCATATTTTGCGTAACTTGTAATAGCAGTAAACAAACATTCGATGAGTATTTTAATGAAGCAATAACTGAATATCAGGCTAATACAGGCGTTACTCTTTATCCATACGGTATCGAATGTCTAAAAAAGGCTTCTACAAATTGCAAGAATAAGGAAGAAGTACTTGAAATAATCTATCAAAATGAAAAATGGTTTAGAAAATGATTAAACTGTTTAAATTCGAGAACTACAAACTAACCATTTCAGAAGAAGCGTTTACAATCAAAGTGTTCGCTGATATTTGGAATCGTGACAAATCTAAAGATAAAAGTATTGCTATATCTGAACTTGGGTTTGTATATCATTTCTGCGACCCACGTTCAGATTATGCTTCAATCGTATCTGAACCTGAACGTGAACAAGCAATTATCGAAGGCGAAGGTTTAACCAAATGGAAGCCTGATACACTTGTAAAAGAAGCAATGACATACTATGAGAAGTTCAAACCAATGGCAGCACTTGTTTTAGAAGATACGAGAGTTGCAATTGATAAAGTAAGAATATTCTTACGAAATATTGATTTGAACGCTACCGATGCTAATGGGAAGCCAATATATACGCTTTCTAATGTTGTTTCTGCTATTGATAAAGTACCAACACTTATCAAGAAACTTGATGAAGCAGAAAAGGCTTTAACAAAAGATTTACAAGCAGTAACCAAAATGCGTGGCGGCGCAGAAAAGAGTTTAATGGAAGATGACTTTCTTGAATAAACAAGAAAGTCATTATGGATGGGAATAACTAAGTGGAAACGTACAATAAATATCAAACACAACTTACCGAAGAGTTGCTTGCTACCTTGCCACAAGAAGTAGTTGAGCAATTGTTTGAGTTTATCAATACAGTTCCATTTATACGCAACTGCATAAGAGAAGATAAGCCGAAAGCGAAAGACTTAAAAAGAGATAGCAAAGGACGTATCATTGTAGACGTAACTAAGCCACATATTCTTGAAAATATGGACTATTTTCGTCAGGCTGCAATATTCTATCAGAAGAATAAATGTTATACGTTTTTAAAACCAAATCCGAATCCGAACAGCGAATACGGTAAATGGATAAGACAAGAACGTGATAGATGTTGGAACGGTATGGTACGTGAATCGGATGGCGAGTGGATTACAGGTTATATGTATTTCTATTTAAATTATTCTCCTATTATACAATCAAAAATTCGTAAAGGCAGTAAAATTGCGGACCGTGTTATAGATTTCCCCGAAGTATGGGAAGGTGTTTACTATGCTTTTCATTACATTGACCAAATGCGAAACGGTGGATTATATAATGAATTCAAAGGTGGTCAACACGGTGCAGAGTTGGCTCGACGTGGTGCAAGTAAATCGTATATGCTCGGTTCGATGGCAGCGCATAATTTTATATTCGGTGAAAACAAAGAATCTAATAAAGAACATAAAACAATCATTACCACATCGAAAAAAGAATACCTTGTTAAAGACGGTACTCTTAATAAATTTATGTCAATAATTGACTATTGTGCTTCTTATACTGAATTTCCACGACGACGTTTAAAAGAATCCATTCAAGAAATGACATGGATAATGGGATATAAAGATGCAGAAACAAACATTGCACGTGGTACACAAAATACCGTAATAGGCGTTGCTGCCGATGAAGAAAGTAAACTGCGTGGTAAGCGAGGACACATTTATGTTGATGAGTTCGGCTCGTTCCCAAAGTTATCAAAACAGTATAACGTTTGGCTACCGTCAGTTCAAGAAGGTGATATTGTTTTTGGTATGATATTCCTTGTTGGAACAGCAGGTGACAAGGAATCAGATTTTCAAGGTGCTCAGGAATTAATGTACAATCCAAATGGCTACAATCTTTATGCATTACCAAACGTTTACGATAAAGAAACACAAGGTAAAAAGCGATTTGTTTATTTCTTCCCTGCATATTTAAATAGGAAGGGATGCTATGATAAAGACGGTAATTCTGACGTAATTAAGGCTATTATTGAGATTCTACTAAATCGTTACAGAGTTAAACATAATTCTTCTGACCCTGCAACAATTGCTACTACAATAGCAGAAAATCCAATAACACCTGCCGAAGCAATTATAAAAACAGGTGTAAATATTTTCCCTGTTACTGAACTTGGTAATAGATTGGCACAACTTGACAATCAACCTAATTTGTTAAATGAAATCAATGTAGGTTCGCTTGTTCAAAACGGTAATCAGATAGAATTTAAGCCTGACAATTCAGTTCCTATTCGTGATTACTATAAATATAAAAATGATGGCTCTGAAAAACTTGACGGTGCAATAGAAATTATTGTTATGCCTGAAAATGATAGGAATACAGGTAAACCATTTTCAGGTAGATACATTGCAGGACTTGACCCTTATGAAAACGATAAATCAGACGAAAGTACTTCGCTTGGTTCGATGTTCGTTTTTGATTTATTTACAGACAATATCGTAGCAGAATATACAGGTAGACCTATGTTTGCAGAAGATTATTATGAAAACGTTCGCAAACTTTGTATGTTTTATAATGCTACACTAAACTATGAAAACAATAAGAAGGGCATATTTGCTTACTTTTCAAAAATGAATTGTTTGTATTTATTATCCGATACATTGGATTATTTACGTGATAAATTACTTGTCAAATGTTCTACATTTGGTAATACAAGCAAAGGTACAAATGCTACACAAGCAGTCAACAATTATGCTCTTACTCTTATCCGAAATTGGCTATTAAAACCTGATACAGTTACCAATCAAGACTTGAATGGTAATCCTGTCGAAGTTTCGATTCCACATCTTTATACGCTAAGAAATAGGGCATTATTGAGAGAATTAATGCTATTCAATCCTAACGATGGCAACTATGACCGTGTTTCTGCACTCGGTATGTTAATGCTATTACGTGAAGATAGAATAGTAGCATACGGAGGTAATGTAAAACCTGATGATGAAATTGATAAAGATTATCTTGGGAATGACGATTTCTTTACACGTAATTATGATATAAGATTTAAAGTGAAACTCTCTTTGCAATAAGCGATACTTACAATTTTATTAAGGGATAATGAAACAATATCATTATCCCTTATTTTTGTCTAAAATTAATATTATGGAATTTATTTTAAAGCAAAATAATCCAGAAATTAGGGAGAAAATCAGACAAGCAGGAATCAATGTTTGTTCTTGCGCTGAATATAAAAATTCAGTATGGCTTGATTTTATGGGTATTAATGGTGTTCATGGTGTAGGTTACTCGGATGAAACAGAGGGTAATTTAACAGTAGAACAAGCATTAGCTAGATTTCAAGCAGATGTTAAAGATATTGTATACTGCAAAGACATAAATGAATTTATAACTAAAATAAAAAACTATGAACTTTGAAGGAGTTGAATCTACATTATTGGAATTTCTAGATAATCCATTTGAAAACATCAATGCAGAATCTTCAGATTTTACTCTTAAAATAACAGGAGAACCTCACGAAGTTACTGAAGAAGTTGATGGTGAAATGCAGACATTTAAATGTTTTCCTGTAGAAGAAATTTATAGATAAAACTTACAAAGGAGGAAATTAGTTATGGTACAAGAATTAAATAAAGCAGCACAAGAATATGTAAGTAATAATACTTCAAAGCAAACTGATATACAAGTTGCTATGTACCAAGCATTTCAAGCAGGTGCTAATTGGTATAAGAATATCATTGATAATTTTAAAGTATACTTAAAGATACCAATGACAACTGAGTATAGTGATGATTTATCATTTTTTGATGAGGAAAAAAGAACTGTTGTAGAAGGTACTGAATTTAATGAAAAAGACCATTTTGGAGATGATGTATGTTGTTGGTATGTATCTACTGTTATAGGTGCTGTTAAGGAAGAGGACAAACAATGGTTACTTAGCGAAATTTCTGAATTAGGATGTAATCCTTCGACAGAAGAAGTCATTAAAGGTTTATTTAAAGTTGATAATTATAAAAACTAGTAACTATGAAAATCATTGAACCAAACGTAACAGAAGTAACAGAATTTGAAGGAGTTGATAATTTCTATAAGGCAGTAGCACGTGCTGCAAGAATTTGTTATGCAAGTGACAAGACAACTGAAGATAAAGCATTAGTAGAAAGGCTTATTGAAAGTAAGCATTTCAGTCCGTTTGAACACGCTGTTATTTATCTCGATATTGATAAATTACAAAATGACCACTTGATTCCTGACTATTACAAACCGAAGATGATTTGTATTTTGTGTGTTACAAATAAGTATTCAATACAAAAAGGAACTCTTGGTAATAGTTATTATGCAATAAATGGTAGAATTTTGATTGAATCAATAATCAAGTATAACAACAAAAAGAATGAAAATACTTCAATAACTAAAACTATTGATGAAACGCTTCGTTTTATAAATAAATATCAAGAAAGAAGAAGTTTTTTCAGGTCCTTCATAGTAGACACTTCAATTGGTTGTACTCGTGAAATGAACCGTCATCACGATAACTTCTACATATGTGAACAGAGTACTCGTTACTGTAATTTCTCTAAAGATAAGTTCGGTGGTGAAGTTGCATTTAATAAGCCTTATTGGTATAATACAAAAAATGATGTTTATAAAGAATGGTGGAAAGGTGCTATGAAAAATGCAGAGATGCTTTATATGACAGCAATTAAAAACATACCAGAAGATTTAAGAAACTGTTCTGATAATGAATTCGGAATGGGATTTCATATTGATGAGGCTCGTGGCATTCTTCCACTTGATACTCATACAAGAGCAATTTATACAGCCACTATAGAAGAATGGGAGCATTTTATAGATTTGAGATTAAAAGGAATAACAGGCAAACCACATGGCGACATACAAATAATAGCAGATAAAATCAATAATATAATAAATAAATGATTGAAGTTGGGAAATCATATAAATTACCATACGAAAAACTTCCATTCAAAAAGAAAACGGAAAAATGGCGTAGGCAGCACTTAGACTGGGCTGCTAACGAATCATTTATTTCGTGTGATAATACAAGAACTGACGTACTTGCTATGCAAATTAATTATGATTTGTATAACGGTATTGTGCATATAGAAGATATGGAAAAGGTATTGAATCCCGAAAAGATTCAGGCTAACTTTATTCCTAATAACATCCAACACATGCCGATTATTAATAGCAAGGTGAATGTTCTTATTGGAGAGGAAGCGAACAGAGTATTTGATTGGCATGTAGTTGTAACAAATAGCAATGCCATCACAGAAATGGAGATAGAAAAAAGAGATGCTATTTTCGAACTCTTACAAAAAGAAATACAAGGACAAAGTAAAAGTGAAGAAGAATTTCAACAGAAGTTACAACAGTATAGCGATTATTTTGCACTTGAATATCAGGACCAACGAGAATTAACTGCTAACTATCTACTTAATCACTATGTAAAAGAATTACGTGTTCCTATGTTATGGAATAACGGTTTTATAGATGCTTTAACTGTTGGTAGGGAACTTTATCAAGTAGAACTTGTTAGTGGTGAACCGACAATAAAAAAACTTAATCCAAAGAAAGTTCGCATCTATCGTTCTGGTAATACATCAAAAATTGAAGAAGCAGATATTATAGTTTTAGAAGATTATTGGTCTCCTGGGCAAATTATTGATACATTCTACGATAAACTTACAGATACAGATATTAAAAAAATTGATAGAATGAATTTCGATGGTGATGATAATTCAGAAGAAAATGAATATTCAATGACACCGAGCGGACTTCAAATGTTATCTGATGTATTTGAAGAAAACAAAATCAATTTCAAAAAAGTTTTTGGAGAACAAGAATCGTTGTTACCGTATGACTTAGACGGCAATATCAGAGTTATCCGAATGTACTGGAAGTCGAAGAAAAAAATACAACGTATCAAACGATATAATCAAGAAACAGGTGAACCTGAATATCTTTTACGGTCAGAAATATATAAGGCTGATGAAGTAAATGGAGAAGAAGCAGAACCATATTGGATAAACGAAGCATGGCAAGGTACTCTTATCGGTAAAGATATTTATGTAGATATACGTCCGTGTCCTATTCAGTTTAACCGTATGAGTAATCCGAGCCGTTGTTATTTCGGAATTATCGGTACTATTTATTCTGTAAACGATGATACTCCATTTTCGCTTGTAGATATGATGAAACCGTATAGTTACTTTTACGATGCTATTCATGATAGACTTATTAAGACTATTGCACATAGTTGGGGTACTATGGTTAAGTTTGACCAAACACGTATTCCAAAAGGGTGGGACTTGGATAAGTTCTTATATTATGCCAAAAATATGGGCATAATCATAGAAGATAGTGCTAAGGAAGTAAATTACGGTAGAAACACTAATACAACTGCCGCAGGAGCATTTAATTCAAGTGCATCTGTTGTTGATGCAAGCGGACAGCAAATACAACAGTATATACAATTGCTTGAATATATCGACAATACTATGGGTAAAATGGTTGGTATTACACCTCAACGTGAAGGTCAAGTATCTAACCGTGAAACCGTAGGTGGAATCGAACACGCTACAACACAATCAAGTCATATTACTGATTGGCTTTTCAAGTTACATGATGATACAAAACGTAGAACGCTTGAAGCATTACTTGAAGTAGCAAAATATTCATTGAAGGGTAAGAGTAAGAAGTTTCAATATATACTACCAGATGGTTCAATGAAATTAATGGATATAGACGGAGATATGTATTGTGAATGTGATTATGGATTGATGATTGACAATAGCGAAGATACTCAAATGAAAAAACAACAAATCGAAACTATTGTACAAGCAGGTCTACAAAATCAACAAATTAATTTCAGTACTGCACTTAAAATGTTCTCTACTGCTTCAATGGCAGAGAAACAAAGATACATCGAAAAGAACGAACAAGAGATACAGCAGCAACAACAACAACAAGCACAGCAAGAGCAACAAATGCAACAACAGCAACAGCAAATGCAATTGCAGTTGGCTAAGCAAGAGCAAGAGTTTCAACTTAAACTTGCTAAGATTAAAGCGGATGCACAGATTGAAGTTGCGAATATTACTGCTAATGCTTCTATACAAAATATGTATACGAAAGTACAATCTACACGTGAAGTTACAGAAGATGTTCGTCAGACACTTGAAGAAAAAGCACGTGAATTTAATATTAAGACTACAAACGATATTAATAAAACTATGATAAAGGCAAACGCTCAAATAGTTAAAGATATAAACAAATAATTATGGGATGTTTTCAAAACGATAATTGGAGAAACGATTTTATCGCTTATGTCAAAGACAAAGAGGTAGAATCTGTAATGACAGATAAATATTGTAATGAGGTATTAAATAGTAATATCTTTAAATACTTCCAAGACAATAATCCTACATTGTTTCAAGATTATACTACACTTGCATATAAATCGTTATTAGCAGGATATAAAGAAAAGTTAAAAGAATCTACTGACAAGAGTATAAAGAAAACTATTCCAGAAGAAATTGAAAAGAAACTTGATAACGATTTGCTTCAAGCGGATATAGTAGAATTTGATACAAACAAATGGCTTAAAACTTTAAGAGACAATATAGTTGAGGAAAAAGTCGTATCAGAAGATACTTTACAAACTGAATCAATTGATAATCTTAAACTTGCTGATTTAAGCATCGATGTTGACACTCAATTGATGCAACAAAGTAGTAAGAATAAACGCAGACTAAGATGGCAAGATTGGATTAAAGATAATCCTCACGGTATTGTAGCATATCGTACAAGCCGTAAAAATGAAGAATTTGCAGACCCTAAGTATGCATTGAGAACTCGTTCAATGGGAAATCCTTTTATGGGTTGGCTTAAAGACGGTGTTCGTGGTAGAGATTCAATTTTATTTGAGAATTGGCTTAAAACAGGCGATAATAATGGCAATAAACTTGCAACAGAAGAATTGCGTCAAGCATATCTTAAACTTATTGAGGATGCAAAAAAATGGGATGCTAAGGTATTGTATTGGCAAGAAACAGAACCATCTAAATCACACGCTACGGTTATCAGTAAAATGATTAATCCGCAACGTGTAAATAAACTTTCAAAAAAAGAGCAAAAAGAACAAGAAAGGAAAATTGCCAAACAAGATTTGCTATCTACAAAAAAAGTTAAAGATGTTAAGATAACATCGAACTTTTCAGCATCTGAAATTTTTGATAACGAAATTAATGATAACATTGATGATATTATTAACAGTGATTCGGAAGTATACATCTTATATAGCAATAACGAGCAAGAGAAAAAAGACTTTGTTGAAAAAGTAGATAAGCAATCAAAAGATAAAGTTGTTTATATCAATCCTTCTTCAAGTTCAATTAAGAAAGCATTTGCACTACATAATAAAATAGCAATTGTTACAGGTAATGGAACTATTGGAAAGAACATTGATAATCTGTATAAGAACGTTAAAATAGACCAATCTGCTCCGACTGTAAATAATGGTGATTTTTTTGAGAATCACGACCTTATATTATTCAGCCATAAAATTCAACACGAATATAACAAGGTCTTCACAGTAGGTCAAGATAAGGAAGTTACGATGGCACAAGTGCTTCGCAATATACGTAATGAATATAACGAAATGACAGCAGAAGAAAAAGATACGTATAAGGGCGAGATGTACAAGTCATTGATTGATAACTTTGACCATATTAAAACTATTATCACTATAAAAGAAAAACTTGATGAAGATGAGATAGAAGACTACGAAAACACTAATACAGAAGATGCTTTATGGAGTGAATCACATTCTACTTCTAATATGCCGAAAGATGATATGCTTTTAGGTTTATTATCATCATTTGAAAACGGCAAGGAAGATGAACTTGGTACACCATTATATTATGACCCGATGATTGTTAATAACATTCTTACAAGGATGATAACAGGTTCTAAGGATAGAAATGATATGATAAAAAAAATATCAGAGAACCAACGTAAATATAAATTCTTTCCACGGTTATTGCAGGAACTTGAAAACGATAAATCTGGACGACTTAAAAGCATCTTATTTACTAAATACGCAAATCTATACTTTGCTAACTATGTAACAATAAACGGCAACCGTATTATAGATGAAGGAACTGCATTTGCTACAACGTCAATTAACTTAGGAGTTGTAAATAATCCCATTCCTACACTTTGCGTATTTAGTGAAGATTTCGACCAAAATTCAACGGAGATACTTGCAAAGATACTTACACTTAATTCAGGTTTAGAAGGAACTGATGACCAGAATAACGAACAATTAAAGCAATATTTGTTACAAGCAGGATTTGAGTTGCAAGATGATGAACACAACCTGAACGTATTGAGCAATGATGAATTACAAGAAATAAAAACAAATCTTGGACAAATATATGCTAATCGAGCAAAGTATGGATTTGATGATGTAACGGATTTTATAGATTCAAATAAAAATTTCTACAATAATATATTAAAGATATTAAACTCTATTTCAGAGCAAAAGACAGAATCTATTATCAGAACTAAAAATCAAAGTGTATTTGTTTGTGCTGATAAGAACTATATTGACAGAATGTTTGATGGTTTACGTAAGGACCAAAAGAAATTTATTATTGATGAGTTTCTAAAATACGAACTGTTTACTTCAAATGCAAGACAATCTTACGAAACAGCATCAAACGGTTGTTATAGTTCATTGATTAAGAAATTAGCATTATCTGAAAACGATGATTGGTTCAGAGTTAGCCATTTCTTTGTTTACAAAGAAAAAGATTCTAATCCGTCAAAATATTCTGAATTAACAGTTGATGAACTTGCAGAAATTAACCGTAAGATATTTTGGAAAGAAGCAGGTGTAACAGGTGTTAATAAAGAACAGTTTGTTTGGGTACACGCACCTATTTATGCTGATAAGGGTTCGTTACATTTCTACCGTGTTCCTATTGTTGATATAGAATCAATTGGTACGGTAACTTATGAAGAAGGTTATACAGAAGCGAAAGAACCTCAAATTATTACTGAAATTAAAAACCTCATCTTGCTTGAAACAAATCGTATAAGTAGAGCAAAAGATAGATGGAAACAGATTCAAAATGGTACACTTGAACCTATTGATTGTTACGACATATTAAAAGGTAAACCTGGTAATGCACATAAATATTGTTTTCAACCATTCCTGAATAATTTTAAAACACGTAAAAATGAAAAAGGAGAAGAATATAATGTATCGTTGTATGATGTATTACAGGAAGCAAAATCGAACTTAGAAAAAGAAAATATTATACACGAAGCAGCAGTTCAAATATATCGTAGGATATTGTTTGAAGATGTATTTAAACATTCTGATAAGGATTTAACAAATACTTTTAAAGCGTTAATTGATGCATTACAAGCAAAAGATTATACTCTTTATAATGAAACATTAAATGCAATCAAAGGAATAGATAAAAATATCCAAGAACAAAGAGATACATTAAAAGCAAACGGAGATGAATATGAATACGAAATAAATGACGAAGAACGTATAATTGAACGTATGCAACGTGTAATGACATCGTACATTCGTCAAGCCGATATACAGCAATTAACAATCTCTGACCCTGCGTTCTATAAAAATGAAGTAGACGTACAGAAACGATATGCTCAAGTCCAAGCAGGCTATCAAAGACCTGATACCAAATCTAAATACGGCAGAGAGTATATGCGTACTATCTACTTAAAAGATTTCAATATGTCATTGAGTGATGAGCAACTTTTAAAAATGAAAAACTTTTTACAAAGAGCAGCAGAACAAGATGGTGTAAATATTGATGTCGATGCTATTGTAAGTTCTTTTAGTAATGGTAATATTAATGTTGCAGATGCTCAGTGCTTTCGTTGTTTATCTTCTTACCGTAGCGTTAGAGATATGTTTGGTCAATGGACAGATAAAGACGAAGCATTATATCAAAAAATTCAAAACGGAGAAACTATTACAGCAGATGACTATTCACAAGTATGGCAGACATTAAAACCGTTTGTATACACTCAACAAGAAAGCGAATATAAAGATGAAAAAGGTGCAAGCCATAATCTCAAAGTAGGTTATCAATACAAAAACTCAGAAAACGTATTGTTCAATATGTATATGCTATTCGGTGATAATCGTTCAGCACTTGCTGAATTAAACCGTTTTATGGAAGAATATGATATTGATACAGTACAATTTGAATCAGCAGTAAAGGTTGGACGTGAAGGTCTTATTGACTTGAACAACATCGAACCTGACCAAATCTTTAATTACTTGGAAGAAAAAACAGGTGTTAAGACAGATGAGATTGTTCACGAAACTGATGAGATTGATGAGAACGGCGAAAAAAAGAAAGTTAAATCAAAAGGAAATTCACACGTTATTCACGAGATACCTTATTCTGAATATGGCATTAAAACAAGTACTCCGCCACATATGTACGACACCGAACAGCAACTTGGTTCGCAGTTGAAAAAACTATTACAAGGAGATATACCTGACAATGCAGAAATTTATCTTGATACAGAAGGACTTTTGTCAGGTTTTGATAATGCTGCTCAAGATGAGCAAGGTAAGATAACATTCAAGGTTAATGGTGAAGAAATCGAATTAAAAGAAAAAGAAGAAATACAACCTGATGGCACAAAGAAAACACAACGTTATCTTGATAAAGAAGGATATTTGAAACTGTTTAACGGACTTTTGTCAGATATGATACTTGATGAGTATAAAGATGTTCAAGAAATCTTTTCTGATAACGAAAGGCTGTCAAATGCACTTCAAGAGATGATGGGTACTTCGCCTAAATATGATTACGATATAAAACAAGCGTTGAAAGTAAAAGACGGCAAATGGGTTGTAGACCCGAAGAACCCTGCGATAAAAGATAAAGTCGTATTGCTTATGTCGTCTATTTTAAAGAACCGTATTAACAAACAACTTACACGTGGTGGTACGGCTATTCAGATGGCTTGTTGGCGTGGAAATATTAAACACGATGATGGTACATACGGACCATTAAAAATAGTAAGAGATGAATCTACAGGTAGGATTCTTTATATGGAAGCACTTATGCCAGCTTATTCAAAATCTTTTATTGATAGTATGATTAATCCTGATGGTATACTTGACCCACGTAAATGCAAGGATAAAAATCTACTTAATGCTTTATGTTACCGTGTACCTACAGAGGATATATATTCTATGATACCGTTAAAGATTGTTGGTTTTACTCCGATGCAATTTGGTACTAACATTATGTTGCCACAAGAAATCACTACTCTTACAGGTAGCGACTTCGATGTTGACAAAATGTATATGTACTTCCCTGATTTCAAATTAAGAGATAAATGGAATATTGACAAAGATAAAGCACGTGAGTTCTTTAACAAATCATCAGTTAAGATGATGGCTGATATTGAAATAAAACGTCAGATTGATAAAGATAATCTTGAACGTAAAAACAATGGAGAACCTGAACTTACTGATGATGAAAAGAAAAGCATATCGGATAGAATTACAGACAGTTATTTTGATGCTTATTGTGTAGAAAGAAAATTTAAAGTACAACGACCTTATTTTGTTAGATTTGATAGTAACAAAGATATTAGTGAAAATAATACAGCACAGAAACGTAACTTATTGCTTTCGTTAATGCGTGGTTGTATATCATCTCCACACAATATTACAAAAGAACAGAATCCAGGTGGCTTTGACTATCTCAAAAAACTTGCAGGTGAAGTTAATCCAGAAGTTGCTCAACCGATGAACTTGACAGAGAGCCAATATCTCAACTTCTTTAACTTGAATATGACAGGCAAACGACTGATTGGTATTTATGCAAATCATAACGTTGCTCACGCATTATGTCAAAACTCTGGCTTAGGTTTGTCTAAACCAATTAAAATTGGAAAGCACGAATACAAATCATTATCCAATGTCAAAGACACAAATAATCGTCGTATAAGCCGAAATATTGCAGAGTTCTTGGCTGCATCTGTTGATAACGCAAAAGACCCTGTATTAGCAAAATTATGGCAGAATAACTATACAGCATCTACAACTTGTTTCTTAATGCGATTAGGAGTGCCGCCTAAGACAATTGTATCTATGTACAAATATCTTAATGATACTTATCCAAAAGAGTTTAAGAAATTTATGGATAAAGGACCTGCTGCTTTCAGAAGGTTTGCAATGGACTATAACCCTGAAAAACCTATGGCAGAATCATTCACTTATGAATATAAAGGTGCTGATTTAAATAGTGCTAATTTCTTTGCAATGCTTGGTTATTATGAAAGCACAATTCAAAATCTTGAAACTCTTAACTCTTTGTTGAAGTCAGATAGTACCAACGGTGCTATGTACGATGTAACAAGCATTATAGAGAATATTCTTAAAGTAAACAGATTGAAACAAGATTCAAATCTTGAAGGAGTTGATAATCTTATTCCTGACTTTGAAAATAACAAGGATATTCTCAAAATGTCTAAACAACAGATTGTAGAAGAAATCGAAAAAAAAGTTGGCAAAGGTAATGTAAAATCATACCAAACAGCATACTATCTAACTTGGGCAAATTTCCGTCAATATTTCTCGTCTATTATTGATGATGGTATGATTGACGAATGTATCAATCTTGGTATGCAATTGCCGAAATTTAATTCCGACAACATTAATAAATTTATTAACGATTACAAGAAACAGCAATTAAGATACTTGGATTATTTCAAACCGATACTTGTAAACAATCAGGAATTATCAGAAGAAGAACAAGCCGAAATTGCCGCAAAATATGGCATAGAAAGCACTGAAAGATTGCAGACTATATCGACCAATGAAATAATGGAAAACATTAAGGAGAGCGTTCCAAAACGTTTAGAGGAATTTAAGAATAAATATCCTGACAATATGTTTATAAAAATGCTTTCTCGTTTTAGTACAAAAGACGGCGATTATCTGATGATGAAAAATATTGCGGATATGAGAGCCGAAACAGTCAACGAAGTTAAAGAAGCGTTTAATGAACTATTCTCTAATCCTTATTCAAACGAAGATGCAGTAGAGCTAATTAAGTATGCATTGTGCGTTAATGGTTTCGGATATGACCCACGTTCTTTTATCTCAATGATACCTATTAAAACGCTTTCTCAAATCGAAGGAATACAAAATATCTTCAACTATTTCGAGATTGATAATTTGGATAATTTTGAGAATGAGTTTATTGTTAAGAATGACTTGGTAGATTACTCTTTGAGATTGCCAAAAGAATTGCCTACTGTATTTAAAACACCTTCTAAATCAAAAATTATAGGTACTCGACCTTACACTTATACTGATTATAAAACAAAATTGGAAGTCCGTGTACCAGGTAGATACTTTGTAAAATTGTATGAAACAGAAGATGGTGCTTATTATACAGAATATAAGGGAGAAGTAAAGAATCCTGATTATAAAGATAAGATTTACGAAATACTTGACAATGAAGTCATTTCACTTCAAATTGGCTCATACACTTATAACCAACGTGATTATGATGTAGATGAAGAAAAACGTGAAGAAGCAATCAATAATCTTGTTGATAATGTAATCAGAGAAGCAAACGAACAAGGTATTGACCTTTCAAATATTGACAAAGAAACTGTTATGAAGGTTTTGTCAGACGACAATTCGCTTGGTAGATTCTTCAATTTAAATGCCGACCCAATGTCAGTATATGACCCGATTAGTATTCAATGGTGTTAATCTAATAACTATACAAAATGAATTGCATAAACACAGAAAATAACAAACTATATTATAACCTTGTCAATCTATGTGATAGCGAGGAACAGGCAAAAGATTTGTTTGCAAGAATAATGAATCCGACATTCTTGAATGATTATAAAATCAAGAAAGATAAAGACGGTGTTCCATCTTTTAAAGATGTTTATAAGAAAGCAAAGTTGGGACAGCATTTAAAATCTGAATTACAAATTCAATTTCTTGAAAGCAATCTTAATCCTAAGACTGTAAAAGCATCACCTGAGAATATCGATTTGTTATGTCAAGAAGTAACTTTGTTCAATTCTGATAATGAACTGAATGACTATGTTGCTGTAATTGAACGCAATGCAGATGAAATATCAAGTAAAATTGTACGTAGGAATCATCAGACTGATATACTTTCTAAACAGATACAAACAAATGCCGACTTGAATAACTTTCTGAAAAACAAATTGGCAGAAGTAGGTGTTAGTGTAGGTGCTGTAAACGAACTTGAACGTAGACGTGGTATTGCAGGTGTTACTGACTTCAATCTTGCAAAAGATGCTACAAGCGGAACAGTAGAACTTATCAGAATCGCAAAAGGTGAAAAAGGCGCAGAAGCGTTACCAGAAGAATTTTCTCACTTTGCATTAGAAGCAGTCGGCGAAAATAATCCTCTTGTAAGTCGTTTGTATAATGCTATGACAGATGAACTTGTTATTGCAGTATTAGGCGACCAACTTGATAGTTATCTTAGTGCTTATGATGGTGATTTCAACAAAGTACGTAAAGAGGTTGCAGGTAAACTGTTATCCGAATATATCAAAGCAGAATACATAGGCAATCGTTCAAGTTTGTTAGAACGTGTTTTTGATGTTATTAAAGACAAGTTTTCTCAAATTGATGAAATGGAATTACGTACTGCATTGATTGAACTTGATGCTACTCTTACTAAGGCTTCAAAAGAGATTTTATTTTCTAACTTACTCAAAGAAACAGGTCTTGCTAACTTACAATCAAATGGAGTACAATACTATCAATTAGAAGAATCAGATAATGGTGATGATGGAGATACAGGAACACCAATAAATGACTTTCTTGACGAACAGCAAGCAGAAAGCAAAGAAAGAAAGATTATAAGAGATGAAGAAGAAGGTCCAAATTTTATAGATACAGATTCTGGTGTAGATGAAGATTCAGGAACTGACGATGGTGATACAGGACTTGATATAGGAGATAACGGTACAGATATTAATGACGAGGGTGTCGGTAGCGATGAAGGCACAAATACAGATATTGACGAAGGTGCTAATACAGACTTTGAAGATGCTGACCCTGAACTTGCAGAACAACTACGTGGAGTAAATTTCGATAATGATAACGGTATTGATAATCCTGGATTTGATGCGCTTGAAGAACAAAATAAAGCGACAAAACATAACCGTATAGACCTCGAAAAACTTGAAGAAGATTTCAATGAAGATGTTAAAGCATTAGAAGATGACTTAAAACAAAAAGGAGAATTTGATAAAATCACAAAGTTGTTTTTGAATATAGAATCTTCTCTCACTAAATTGAACAAACTTAACAGAAAGAAAGGATTTATATTCTCCGACTTTGATGGTAAACGAAAAATGCAGCAATTCCTTTATATGAAGAAAAACAAGAACCTTCTTGGTAACTTGTTATACTTCATACACAACAGTATAAAGAACTTACATACTGCTTGGAATATGTACGAGAATCCAAAAGATGAAAACCGTCAGTGTGATAATCTTATCATATTCAATAACACTGTTCAATCGCTTGAATATATTTTGAATACAACTGATATTCAGAATGTAATGGACGTTATATCAATGGAGTTTACAGAAGAAAGTGATATTCGTATTCAAGGCGTTATTCAGAAGTATGTAAAAGAGTTATCTTACTATCTCAATCAAGCAAAACAATTTGTACAAAACGAAGAATTACTATTAACAAAGAGCATATTATCAGAGAAGTTTGGTGATAAGTTCGATATTCCAATGACGCTTGATGAATCACAAACACTTACTTTGGACGACGAACTATCTAATGGAAAGCAAAAAGACGTATCTTTCTTGACAAGATTTTTTAGCAGTATGGCAAACTCTCCATCTCTGATATTGAAGATGGTTGACCAAATTGTAAAAAAGTCAAATGACAAACGCAGAAATACCGTATTTGAACTTAAACGTAAAATAGTTGCACTTGGCAAACAGTTCGTTAAAGAAACAGGAAATGATTTTGAATGGTTGTATCAAAAAGATAAAGACGGTAAACGTACAGGATATTATATATCTGAAATTGACTATAATGCTTATGACAAGGCATTTGAAGAAATTGTATTAAAGAATAAAGACAAATGGTCTCCGAAAGGTAACTTCAAGAAAGATAAATACAAAAAATATATAACTAAGTTCAATGAGTATATGGAAAAACATAACAATTTCCATAATCCTCAATGGGACAGACTTTCAGAAAAACAAAAAGAGTTTGCAAGAGAGTTCCTTGATTTGAAAGAAAGCCTTGATAATCATATGTATTATGAAATGGAAACTGTATATGATACTGATTTAGCAGAAGAAATCGGTGTTAGTGAAAGAGATGTTGATGATGTATATGATGATATGGCTAAGAATGGAGATTGGATTGCAAAGAAAAAACAAGAACTCCGAGAATTTAGACGACATAAACGAGCCGCTAAGACAATAAAAATCGAAAAATCACTTATCAATAAACTTAAAAGCGCAAAGGGCATAAAAGGCGTAAAAGACGAGTTACAGCAAGCATTCAAAGAGATGTGGACAAAAACATCGTCTGATGTAGAATTGTCAGAAGGAGATAAAGCATATCAAACTGACTTCAAAGGTGAACGTGTATACGATGTTCCTAAATTGTTTACATCTATGCGTGAAGGTGAATCAGAAGAAAATATGTCCCTTGATGCTATATCTACACTTGTAGCATATTCTGATGCAGCCGAAAACAGATACGAGAAGATGCAAATTGTAAGTCTCATTGAACTTATTCAAGATGTTGTTAACAAACGCACAGTAGCAGAAACAAAGGGCAGTAAGATAATTAAACGAGCATTAGAAACAAACTTTGGCAAGTTCGCACTACCTGTTGCATTTAACGGCGATGAAAGCAATATCTCTAAAATGCTTAAAGACTATATGGAATCTCAAATCTACGGTATGTGGAATGTAGATTTAGGCACAGTCGGCGACACTAATATATCGAAAGACAAAGTTGCTAATAACTTGTTATCACAAACTGCAATAACAGGTATGGCTCTCAACGTACTTGGTGGTATTTCAAACGTTGAAACAGGTAAAGCTATGATGCGTATCGAAAGTATTTGTGGTCAATTCTTCAACGTTAAAGATGTTGCTAAGGCAGATGTAGAGTATATGAAGAATATTGGTGCTTGCATAGCACAAGCGGGTGAACTTATCAAAGAAAACAAAATGGCTGTGTTTATCGAACAGTTCAATATTCTACAAGATTACGAACAAGAAGTATTACATACAGAATTTGACACTAACAATTTTGTTCGTTGTTGCTCTGAACAAGGATTGTTTATTCTCAATAACTTAGGAGAGCATTTCTTGCAGACACGTACAGCATTGGCAGTAGCAATGTCTACAAAAGTTAAAGATAAAAGTGGTAAAGAGATACCGTTATGGGAAGCAATGGAACTACGTGATATAGATTCTGAGCATCCTGAATACGGTAAAAAACTTTTCCTGAAAGAAGGAGTTACTAAGTTAGACGGTACTGAGATTGAAGATGTTCAAGAATATTTCAATAAATATTCTCACAGAGTACAAGCAATAAATCAAAGAATGCACGGTATTTACAACTATGAAGATAGGTGTGCTGCTCAAAGATATGCAGCAGGACGATTCTTCTATCAGTTCCGTAAATATATTCCTGTATCAATTCAAAGAAGATTCGGACAAGTGCAATATAACTTTGACCTTGATTCTCCGACAGAAGGATATTACAGAACGTTTGCTAAATTCTGGAAGAAGGTATACAAAGAAACAAAAGAAAAACGTGGTGGTATAGCAACTGTTTGGAAGTCAATGAACAAATGGGAACGTCAAAACTGTGTACGTTCTATTGTAGAACTTTCTCAAACATTGTTAGTATTTGCGGCAACTATTGCACTTGAAGCAGCAATGGGAGATAAAAAGAAACAATCACCGTGGGCTGTAAAAATGATTCATTATCAAACACGAAGATTATATACAGAGCTTGCTTCATTTACACCATCGACAGGTATGTTGAATGAAGCATTAAAACTTGTTGATTCACCTGCAGCTGGATTACGAATAATGGATAAAAACATACAGTTCCTTGAAGTGCTTAAACCGTGGAATTGGATGGGAGAAAACGCTATTATAGAACAAGGAAAATGGAAAGGACATAGCAAAGGATATAAGTCAATTATGCAAGCAGTACCTGTCTATAATTCTTGGTTAAATGTATTTGACCCGTATGAGGCTACTAAATTCTATATGAAATAATTAAGTATACCTTACATTCAATATAATTCTATTGCTTTTTATAATGTCTTAGTATTTTTTTGTGTTTAAATTTTAAAACAAATTATTTTATTTATTATAATAATATGGAAGAAGTAAAAATTTTATCGGATGACGATATTTCGAGTTTGTTTGCAGACAATGCTCTATTATCTGATAATCAAGCAGAATCGAAAATTTCTGACGAAGAAGCAAGACAAATTTTTGATGAAAACAAAGAAGTTGTAGAAGAAGAACCGAAAGAAGAAAAAGTTGTAGAAGAAAATAAATCTTATATTGATATTCAGTCTATTGTTGACGAATTAAAAAATGAAGGTTATATTAACGAAGGACTTGAGTTAAAAGACAAAGAATCATTAAAGTCGTTGATTATTAATTCCATAAATTCTGGAATAGACGACGAAAATAAAAGAATTAAAGAAGCAATTAATGCAGGAATGTCTGTTAACGAAATTTCGGAGTTCAAAAATACAATCTCTTTTTTAGATAAGATTACCAATGAAAACTTAACAGATGAATCAAATGAAGGTTTTCAATTACGGCAAAAACTAATATTACAGGATTTTATAAATCAAGGTCTTGACGAAAAAGAAGCTGTTGCAAAAACGAATGAAATCTTCAAGAAAGGCGAAGATATGAATACAGCAAAAAAGGCACTTGAAAATAATAAAAATTTCTTTAATGAAGCCTTTAATAATTTAATTGAGGAAAACAAAAAGAAAGCAGCAGAAGAAGAAGAAGAAATAAACAAGCAGACAGAAGAATTAAAATCTGCAATCTTTGGTTCTGATACTTATCTTGGAGAAATAGAAATAGATGATACTATTAAAAAACAAGCATTGAAAAACTTATCAGAGCCAATCTTTAAAGATAAAGAAACAGGAGCTTTATTAACTCCATTACAACGTTATCAAAAGCAAAATAAAACAGAATTTCTGAAAAATTTAGGCTTGTTTTTCACTCTTACAGATGAGTTTAAAAACATGGATAAGTTCTTTAACAAAGCTGTTGCAAAAAGAATGAATAAGAAAATGATTGAGATGGAAGATAAGTTAAAAAATCCAGAATCTTTCGATGATACGCTTACTCCTGTTCAGTCAAAGAAAAGCAGATTGATAGACAATTTCAAATTCGCAGTTTAGAAACAACCACAAAATTTATATAACATGGCAGCAAGATTACAACCTTATCAAATGAAATCCTTTGAAGGCTGGGCTGGCACAACAGCAACAGACGACATTGCGAAGTATTGGATAGGTAACTATTTTCAACAAGACAGAGAAGGTTCGGAGAAATTCATTCACCAACTTCTCGACTACAACGTAGGTCCAGGATTGGATTCAATCTTGAGCAAATATCCCACTAAGGAGTTTGAACGGCACGTTCCTATTACTTGGAATATTGTTGGTTCTAACTACCGTAACATTCCTCTTAAAGAAGCAAGAGACTTCGATGGCAACGTAATCGACGACCAATACTCAGGTTTCGTAGGTGCTGGACAAGAACCCTTCTATCTTGTATTTGGTGAAAAATGGTTTGCAGACGGTGAAACAATCATTGGCAACCTTAATGAAATTTACCAATTCATTATCCAAGAAGACCCGATAGAAGAAGGTACTGACTTCGTTTATAAAGTAGTTTTAGGCGGTGGCAATACAAATGGTGTTCCGCCTGAGCGTTTGCTTTACGGTGAGAAATTCTCAGTATTTGCCGCTTTCGTTGAACGTGAGTTCTCTCGTAAGGTTGGCGATATCCGTTTTAGCCGTCCTTCTGGAATGTCTAACGAATGGTCAACAGTACGTATTCAGCACAAAGTAGGCGGTGACGCTGGAACATTGAAGAACAAGTACGTTGTCGCAGTTCCTGTAAAACAAGGTGAAGCAATGAAAACATTCAATATGTGGATGTCTTATGTTGAATACCAAGTTGAGCAGGAGTTTGTAGGCTACCAGAACCGTGCAATGATTTTCGGACGTTCTAACCGTTCTGCTAATGGTGAGTATCTTACCAAAGGCAAATCAGGTCGTTCGATTATTACAGGTGCAGGTTTGCTCGAACAAACATCCGTAAGTGATATTCACTACTACAACGACCCTGCAGTTGTTATTCCTATGATTATCGAATGTGTTCGTGACCATTCGTCTAATCTCCCGATTCAACAGCGCAAATGGATTCTTAACTGCGGTCTTAACGGTGCTATGCTTTTCCATCAGTGGATGAAAGACAACCTTGGCACATTCGTTCCTACTAACTTTACAGGCGATTCTCTTGGTATCGTTAAGAAAGTATCTAATGCACTTCATGACACATCGCTTTCTGTTGGTTCGCAGTACGTAGAATATCGTGGACCTAACGGTATTACTATCACAGTAAACGTAGAGCCGTTCTATGATGATTCGGTACAGAACAAAATTGATATGCCTGGTTATAACGGCAAAGCTATGTCTTATCGTTTTGACCTTATGTGGGCAGGTTCTAAAGAGCAGCCTAACATCGTTAAATGTAAGATTAAAGACGAGCCTGAACTTCGTGGTTACGAATGGGGCTTCAGAAATCCGTTTACAGGACAAATCAACAATGGCAACATGAGTTACGATGAGGATTCAGCTGTTATTCACCGTATGACAAGCTGCGGTATCATCGTTTACGACCCGACACAGTGTATTGCGTTTATTCCTGAAATTTTGCAAGGATAAATAGTTATAGTAATTATGGGCGAGCGACTGCGCTGCGGAACATTGCGACGATTTGTGTCGCCCGCCTTTTTTAATTTTTAAATTTTTAATATTATGCCTTTTCAAAAAAAACAAATTAACGAAAAAGTCGAAACAGTTGCAGGTTCAGATTTTGATATTGATAAGAAACAAGAACCGTTCAATTGTTTGACAAATGAAAAAGTTATAATTCGTTTTGTTCCTAAACAAAAGGGAATAGTAACGGACAAAGACCACATTCTTTTTGGTGGTATGACTGACAATAGCCATCGTTCATTTTGTTTACGCAAAAATCCAAATGGCTCATACGTAGAATTTTTGACAGAAGATGAGCAACGTTGTTTGGAAAAAGCAATGGGACTAAAACCTGGTGATTTAAATCCCAATAAACATGATGATAACTTTTTTGACGAACGTAACAAATATGGTATTAGCAGAGTAACGATAGGCAAGAGCGATACTATTTTTGATTTATCTAATCCTACGGACTATATTAAGTTCAAGATTTTGATGACAAACAAAGCAATTGTAGCATCATCACTTTCAGAAATGCAAGAACGTCCTTTGGAAACATATCAGTTTGTCGCTATTATGAACGATAACGAGAATGACAGAATAGCATCTAAGATTAATTACAAAAAACAATCTTGGATGGAATTTGGAAAGATTCAAGAAAGTATCGATTCTATGCGAGTTGTATTATCTGTGTTCGAGCGTAAGATAATTCCGCCTACTTCTAAGATTGGTTTCTTACAAGAGCAGGTATCAAACTACGTAGAAACAGACCCGAAAACATTCTTAAAAATCGTTCAAGACAAATACTTTAAGACGAAAGTTCTTATTTTGCGAGCAACAGATAAAGGTGTTATTGTTAAACGTGGTACATATTACTACGATAAAGAAACAAACACTCCTTTGTGCGAGAACGGAGAAGACCCGACACTTACAAACGCTTGCAAATACCTTAATACTATAAAAAATGATAACATTAAGTTCTCTATTGAACAAAAAGTAAATTCTGACAAATGACAAACGTACAAGTTAAAATAAAGCTCGATAAGGGGGCGAAAGCCCCTAAACGAGAATATCCTACAGATGCAGGTGCTGACCTTTATGCTAACGAAACAGTTTTATTGAAACACGGACATTGGGCAAATATTCATACTGGAGTGCATATTGAGATGCCAAAAGGATATTTCGGTTTGTTGCAATCGAAATCTGGACTTAATTCAAAATGCGGCATTACTTGCCGTGGAGTAATTGATGAAGGATATTCAGGAGAAATAGTTGCTACGCTGCAAAATATTGGCAGAGATAAAAAGATTAAGATTGGAGATAAAGTTACTCAAATTATTCTTATTCCTTGCTTATATGCAGATTTTGTAGAAGTTGAAAATATAGAAGAAGGAGAACGAGGCGAAAATGGGTTCGGACATACAGGAAGCAAATAGTATTGGAATAAAGCCACCTTATTATAAACGTGGTAAAACCGAAGTATGGGACTTTATTATGGAACAAAATCTTGGTTTTTTGGAAGGTAACATAATAAAATATGTTTGCCGATACAAAGGGAAAAATGGATTAGAAGATTTGATTAAAGCTAAAACCTATTTAGAAAAACTGATAGATACATACAACAATGACAGCACAAGAGTTTAGTAACGAATTTGATATTCTGTATAACAACGTATCGTCCAATGCCGCACCAGGTTTGAACGAATACGAAAAATCTGTTGTGCTGACAAAGGCTGAAATCGAATATTGTAGAAATATATTTAATCCAAAAGGAAACAAATACGGCGAAGGTTTTGACGGTAGTCCTAAAAGGCAAATTGACTTCCATAAACTTACTACCATAGCCAATCCAACAGAGATAACTACAAATTTGAATAACTATACGAAGTTTGACAAACGTGGAGTACTGTATCAATTGCCGCAAAATATCATGTATATAATTAACGAAACGGCTACAATAACTTATGATACTGACCATACTCATGAAATAAATATTACGCCAATTACATTTGATGAGTTATCTCTTTATAAATCTCGTCCTTACAAACAACCATATAAATATCAAGGATGGAGATTACTTGGAATTGATACAACTAATGGGAATACAATATCCGAGATAATTGTAAAAACAGGTGCTACAATATCTGATTATGCTATTAGGTATATAAGATTTCCGAAACCGATTATTTTGTTTGACTTATCAACAGTTACAGATTACACTGAAACATTTGGTGGACTGACGATACTTGGTGAAACGCAACAACAAACTTGCGAATTAGATGAATCAGTACATCCAGAGATTTTGCAACGTGCTGTTGAAATTGCGAAATCTACAGCAATTGGAGATATACAATCATTATTAACTATTGGAGGAAGAAGTGAATAATGAATACCGAACAATTTAGCAACGAGTGGGACATATTAGTCAATGCATATATTCCAGACGGATTAATGTTCGATGAATATGAAAAGTCATTATGGCTTACACGTTCACAGGAAATAACCGTATCGAGATTATATCAAGAATTTGAACGTAATGAAATGGCAAGGGAAATTTTAGCACCATTGATTAGAACATTCGTTGCTAATGAAGAATATGAAGGAACTGTAATTAATCCATTATATCCTGCTTCGGATAACTCTCACTTTTATCAATTACCTATTGATTTATGGTTAATTGTGTACGAGGAAGCAGTTTTAGACAGCAAGGACAAATGTTTGAAGAACAAAAGAGTTTCGGTTGCACCTACGACACATGACAAGTTAACAAAGATACTTGGTAATCCATTTAAAGGACCAAACGAAAATCGTGCATTGCGATTAAATCTTGACAACAATGTAGTAGAGATTCTGACCAAATATGATTTGAAACGCTATTTTGTAAGGTACATTAAGAAACTCAATCCTATAATTCTGACTGATTTGAGTGATACATACAATATGCAAACAGTATCATTATTCGGAGATTTAACAGGAACGAGAGGAGAAGTCAAGACACGTACCGAATGTGAGTTGCATGAAAGTATACATCATGACATATTGGAACTTGCAGTTCAAATGGCAATACAATCAAGAAGAAACAATGTAACACAACAGATACAACAGACACAAGAAAACAACCAATAATCAACATATGTTAAATTTAATACTTTAGTACAATGAGTAGAAACACAAACCAAGCAAAGAAATTATTTGTTGCCTATGCATACGGCAATACCGTTTCTGACGGAGTAGTCGCTGCGCCTGGCACAATTAAAGCAAAAGTAGGCGGAGACGGTTGTGACCTTATTTTGAAGTATGTAGACGCAAAAGGAATTCAGACACGTTCTGACCTCATCCCTGTAAAAAACATACTTTGGGTTAAAACAGCATCAGCAGAATCTCAACGTATGTACAAAAAAGTATTTACTGTTACTCTTAACAGCAATGTTAACTCGGGTAATATTGTCTCGGGTGAAGATTATATCTTGCGTGTTAAAACCGCAGGTTATTACGACAAGTCTGATATTAATGAGTACATTAAATACGGTGCTGTACATGGTTATGCAGGTCTTACTAACAGCGACTTTTACAAGAAACTTGCAATCTCTATTGCTAAGAATTTTTCTCGTGAGCCTGACAAGCCTGTTTCTGTATTTATCGGTTACTCGTCATCGAGTGAAATGGAAATTACTCCTCTTACAAAGGAAACCGACCTTTCTGATATCAGTGCTTCAAGTGTTATTATCAAAGAAGCTGAACCGTATTGGAAACGTAATTCGTTCTCATTTGAACGTTATCGCATTACTCTTAATGATTCTGTTATTAAATATTCTAATTCAGACGTTGAATGGGCAACCATTACTGAATCTACATCTGAAACAGAATACTTCGGTAACGGCAAGAAAACAGCCGATGCAGAAGATTTCTCACTTGCTATCAACGGCGATTATCCTCATGGTTACACTTATCCGCTTTCAAGCGAACCTTTGGTTGACCCCTTAAAAGAGTACAACTACTTGACAATTCACTATTGTTATGTAGGTAGCAACGAGAGCGTACAGAAATCAGAGAAAGACATCGTTGTAGTTTCTGACAAAGCAGCAGTTATCAATTCAATCGTTACAGAAATCAATAATGCAACTGGATGTTCTTATCCAACTATCACTGTTGATGATGACGACGATGATGATGACGACGATGATGATGATACTACTCCTACAAAAGTAGCAACTCCTGAGTTCAGTCCTGCTGCATGGGAAGATTCTTCATCTGACCAAGTAGTTGAAATTACATGCGCTACTGATGGTGCAACTATTTATTATACTACTGATGGTACAACTACACCGACATCAGGCAGCACTGAATACGACCCAGCAACTAAGATTACTCTTTCAGAAACAACCACAATCAAGGCAATTGCTATAAAAGCAACTATGACTGATTCTGATGTAGCTGACATAACTTATACAAAGGGTTAGTTTTTAGTAATACGTGTTTATAATGAAAACGCTCGGCAAATTAATGTCGGGCGTTTTCTTTTAATATACAAAATATAAGGAATTTATCGGTAGTATACGTTCAACCAATGGAATGTAAGTTTGTAATTCTGTTCTAACGCAGTACCATCAGTTAGCAACTTCATATAGTGCCAAGTGTTAGATAACATATCGTAATTACGTCCAGGCAATCGTGTATAATCTCTAAAACGATTTATTCTCCATATTCTGAATTTTCGTTTAAGTAATGATTGACCGTACATTTTGTAATCAATCTTTACTTTGTGGCTATCTTTTGATTCTTGATAGTCGTTCCAAAATTCGATATGGCTAAATGTATAATTATGTTGAGGAACTAATGTATTATTCGACATTGAATATGCTTCTGAACTATATTCAATATACGATAACGTCTTATTGATTATGCTGTTTTGGTTGACAATGACAGTCGTATAGAATGGTTTATAAGTTCCGAAGAACTGATTATAGTTTCCTTCACGCAAATATACTGCGTTTGTATTACCACTATTGTATTTAAATGCTATTGTATGACTGCCTATTGTTTCAATAAACGATATGTTTTCGTAACTGTATATACTTGTGAAAGACCCTAATTCGCTATTAAATGCTATGTCAAAATCACTTGTTGTGTAATGTACGTCTTTGGCATATTTATCAATATTAAACTTAGTATTGTACCAAGAATTTGGATTCCACACTTTATTTTTAATCAGCTTATTGTTTAGTGTTTCTATACCTAATTTCTCGTTCAAAGCCAAAAATTCGCCATTATATACCATTAATTTATTGTTCAAATCATCGATGAAGTACAAGTCATTATTGAATATACCTATACTCCATTTGTTCAAACAACCGTAAGTGTTGGTTATTAATTGCGAACCTGTAACTTTATCGGTAGAAGCTAATCCAAGAGATTGTACAGATTCAGTATTAATTACAACATTTTCGTTATAAAGTATCTGTGATATAGCATTATCGCTAAAACATAGTATTTTATCGTTATACGTTATAAGCTTGTTAATTTTTGTTATGGAACTGTCTATTGTAAAGAAATTTGTTGTTGGAAGATTTATAAATGAATCTTCTTTCTCATTAGACACTTTTAAATCAGAATATAAAATAGTGTTATCCAACGTATCATCTGTTACAGTATCTGCAGTAATGCCTGTGTATATGAAAAAGTTGTTCTTCTGATTGTAGACCATATTCATCTTATTAAAGAACTCATTAGACATATTCATCGGGCTTGTAGTGTTAACAAATTTATCACACCTACAAAAAGGATTGATATAAGAGCTTACTCCTTCTACTGATGCAAGATAACAAACTTGATTCGTATCATATTGTGAATATGGCTCAGAAATCAGAGATTGATAACGTCTTTCTCCTGAATTCCATACATACACATCATCGAGATTCATATTAAGTGTTAATCCTTGATTTTGTGTTAATATGTCTTTTGGCGATGCTACAATCCATCTACCTCTTTCAATATCTACGTTATTTAACGATTCATTATCAGAGATTAAAAATTTTATCTTAACATTGTTTCCATTAAGTTCTGCAATAAGATGTTTATTTGTCCTATATGTTACTGTTATTTGATTCTTCCTTGAGAAATTGTTAGATACAAGTATAGGTAATCCATCACCACTATGGTTTATAAAATCTTTGTCATGCCAACCATTTATATTACTATATGAATGTATATGTATTGATGTATCATCCCATTTATAAACTTTTGCATTAGCATTAACTGTTATATTATCATCAAGTATTTTTTGGTGTACAGTATAGTTTATTAAGAATTTATAATATTCATAATCAGCTTGTCCATCACCTCTTTGTGGATATTGAAATTCTATAGGCTGACCTACAAATGATGTAGAACGCATGAATGAACGAGCAAAATCATAAAAAATTGTTTGTTCATTGTAACTGTCAAAATATCCAGAACTCGAATCATCATTTGTTACAGTTCCAACAGTCCATGTTTTTTGGAAAAGTTTTAGATTTACTATGCCACAATAAGTTTTTGTTTCACTTCCTAAATCAGTAGTATAATTTAATGGTATAATCGAATTAGTTCCATCAAATGTATAAATTTGTTTATTTAGTGTGGTTGAATATGTACCACTGCCTGACGCACCTGCGCTCCAAACTGAATACCAACCAATTTTTTTAGTATTTAGAACGGAAACTCTGCCGTCTGAATCATTTAAACTTCCAGATGGCTGCCAAACATATATTTTAAATTTTGTTGGTTCTTCGTATAAATCATAAGAATCAAGAAAATATAAAGGTGTCAATGAAATATTTGTTTGGCTTAGGCTATCTCCTCCGAATTGTAATTGTAATGCGTTCTGATAGTTTGCAATACAATCAATCCAATAAAATTTATTCAAATCAGTATCGTATATAGCTTTACCTATTTCGTCAGAATTATTGAATAAAACACCATTGTTACTACTTAGTGTTACATCAATCTCTGGGTAATATTCTGTTGGAACACAGGAAGCATATTCAATTTTATGTGTTACACTGCTATCCAAATAGAAATTTTCATCAAATTCGACATCTGGAGAATATAAATCATAAAATGAAGTATATCCAATAGAATAACCTTTAGCATCCAAATATGGAGGATAATATGGCGTGTCTTCTGCTGGAGCAAGATTAGGTCGATTTTCAGCATCAAATCCTTCAAAAATTGCATTTTGGAGAGTATGTGAGTATGCTGCATATATATCTACACCATATTTGCCTTCTTCTATTTTGATTGTTTTCAGACCTATTCCTTGAGCAATAGAGTTACGAACTCTCTTATCATCTAACATCATTCCTCTTGCTGCTATATATCCTTGATTAATTGCAGCATTTACAAACGTAGAACTAAGTACAACGTTTTGTTTGTATGTTATTTGACTTACTCCAATAACAGGTGTCCAGTTGCCGTATTTGTCTTGTAGTTGTACACCTGCATAATATTTGTTCTTACTATAAAAATAGTTCTCATTATATGAACCTTTATCTGTTACTGTCTTGCCACCGCTAATCGAAATTAAAGATTTAAGTGCAGTGAAATTATTTGTTTTTATATTACCAAGAAACAAAGTATTATTTTTAGAACACAATGTACTTGGTATAAGTACTGAATTAACACGAGTTAAAAGTTCCTGGTAAGAGATTATATCTCCTTTATTTTCATCGACAAAATCTATATTCCTATTTTGTATAGCATAGTTAGCGTCTGCATAATAATTTTGTATTTCCGTAGGAGTTAAAATTCTCTCGCCATTAAAATCATCAATAATTGTTTGTGCTTTTATAGATGAATTTTTGATGTTAATTGATGTTACCTTCCTAACTATCATATCTCCATCAAGGGAACTGCGGTACAATGAATATATTTCTACATTTTTAAAATTAGAACTTAATTTTAGGCATTTGATATTAATTGCTACGTTTGTTTTTTTGTTTGGCTCTAAACCATGTGATAAACCATGGTTAGTCAATTTTATTACAGGTGTCATATCAATTATACCTGTTTTATGACCTTGTTCTGTAACATAGCAAAAACAATAAACAATTACACCAGAATAAAATTCAGCATTTTGTGCCTTTATTATTCTGTATAAAATTGAATCTGTGCCACTTATTTCTTTATTGTAGTCAATGTTGTTTACATTCGGTTTTAGTGTATTATTTTCTATCCAAAACGTCTTAAAATTATTTAAACCATCAGCGAGATAGAAGAAATCTTTTTCGCCATCGTGATAGTGTTCAATCTCTATAGGATAGTTTGATGAGAAGCCATAGTTCTTTCCATTTGTTAAATCGTCAGCACTAATAACATCGCTACTATTGATTTTTATATTATAAATGTGGTCCTTTGTTGATGAAGAACCGTCTTGCGTTGTAATTAATAATATCTTGTCATTAGCATATTTTTTACAACCAATAGGTCTGCCGAGCAAAGTTAAACTGAGTGCTTTAGTTCCTCTTTCATTTGTAAGATTCAATAGAGTATTATCTGAATCTACGATATTAATTCGCATATTCATATTCTCAAATGCAAACTCATTTTCAAAAGCAGATTCTGATAAATCATGCTTCATTCCATGAATCTTAAAAGATTGCACATTACCTTGTTGTTGTGCATTATTCTGTAGGTCTTGCGTTGCCATTAGCGTACATATTTTCGTTTTGGTTGTCGTCTGCGTTGTTTGACTTATCTTCAGGTACAACTAATCTTTCAGTCAGTTCTTTGACTACTGATTGCACCAATACAGGAATAAGTGCATCTTCGAGAGGAAATGAATTATCCAAAGTATCGCAATTTTCGTCACAAGAGAGTTTAGCTGCTTCGGTAATATCTTCGAATATAGCAGACATTTTAATCTTTCCAAGGTTAGAAAAAGTGGGATTCTGCGCCTTTAAAAATAAATGTTTATTTGGTGCAATACTACCATAAATGATATTCTTGAAATATTTATTTGTGCCACTATATTTCATTTGCTCGTAGCCTACAAAGTCAATGTGGCTAATTGTTGAGTACATATCAACTGTGTATAGTTTTGGTTTTGTATACGGCATTATGCTCGGTATTGGCTTAGTAGACGTAAGATATAGTCCACTGTCACAGCGGGCGTTATTATTGCCATAAACCTTCATTAATTCTATACATATCTCCTGTTGATTGCTATCAGGAATTTTCTTTTTTAGGTTGCCGTTAACACCACCGTATTTTTGTGTAAAAAGTAGTGAACGATAACGTTGCATTAGCCATAATATATGTTCATGTGTGTAATACGAATCATCAGTATCGTATTTACACTCATCTTGAATCATATATAGAATTTCTCTGAATGTACTCATTCTTGCATATTTTTAATCAGTTTTTCAAGATATACTTGTGCCTTTTTTAAATCTTCTAAGCCGTTTTTGTCCTTGTACGGCATACATATTTAATTACATTTCCTGCAAAAAAATCTAAGTTTTGGTCTTTAATAAAATCCCAAACTTCAATTTTGCCTTTTTGATAATATTTTGGTTTTGTGTTATCCATATTTAAAAAGGATTAATCTTTGATTTAATTAATAATGATAATATTGCCTTATTTAATATGCTGTATACCACCTGTAGTGGGGGTTTCTAAAATGGTAACCCCTTTACAATGGTCTATAACAGCCTTAGCAGGGTTTGCATATTCTAACGCTTTTGCTACATCTGCCAAACAAAACATTGGCTCTCCATTCAATTCGGTTACTCTAACTTCTCCGAATGTTTCATTTTTAAAAATTCTTATATTATTTCCCATATTGTAATTATTGTTATAAGATGTACAAAAATACTATATATTACCGTTGATTTTTAATACCTTACAAAATGTGTAAGTAATAAAAATGCCGTCGATAAAAACTACCGACGGCTGAGGAATAATAATATAAAAATTTCAAAAACAGATACAAATATAAAATTATGGTAATTTATAACCAACAATTATCCTTACTATTTTTGTAATAAAAAAAGCCGTCAGGTGAAGTACCTAACGGCAAAAAATAAACACTCTATGGAAATTATCTACATCTTCTACGACCACCCCAAGCATAACCTTCGGGTGCTACCATTTCAGGCTGAATACCTTCGTTTTGAGGTTGCGGCATACCACCACCTTGTTTTTGCGCTTCTTGGTCTTGGAAAAGAATTTGGGAGATTTCTTGGTATTCTTGTTCGCCAATTTGTCCTTGCTCATACAATGCTTCAATTTGCTGCATTGCCTGTGCGTGTGATGTACCTTCGGGTAATCCAAGTTGTTGACAAAGTTCGGGCGATATTGCTGTGCGGTCACTAAATACGTTGTTTCCAACAGAAACTTCGCCTTGTTCTACCATATTTTGGCTTCCGTCTGTGTTCATTCCGTATGGCACACCGCCTTGCGGATTCATTTCGTGGCTTCCACCTGCGCCTACCATATTGTAGTCAGGCTGTTCACCCATAGGAATAGCACCCATATCACCGCCGCTTGCGAAAAGACGAGTAGTAGGACCACCGTATGCATGGTTTTCCTTTATTTGTTTATATTGGTCGTTGGCATTTAAATTTTTTAAATTGTTATAATACTCTATTTTTTCTCCTGTTCCAAGATTTACAGGATTAGATTCAGAACCTTCATAAAAATTTCCATAACTATAACCGTTGTCTATTCTATTTTTTTCATTTTGGTTAATAATAAATCTTCTACCTTTTTTTGCAGGAATTACGATTTCTTCACCATTATAAATTTCTCTTTTTTCAGGTTCAATTTCATATTCTTCTGTATTTTCTATTCCATTTCCTCTAAGTGTAACAATAGGCTCAAATCCTTTACTTTTTGCATTAAAATCAGGTACAAATCCTGCCCCATCTTTACCAATATAAAACCTATAATACATATCATCACCTGTTATTGGATGTTTATATTCAATATATGAACCATTACCACGTTTTGTAGAAAGAAATTCTTTTACTTTATTTTGAAATTCAGGTGAATTATATACATTTTTAAACATTAGACTACGATTACTAATAATATCATCAATATTATTATATTTATCTGCCCAACGTAAATTCATAAGTTCAGGACTATCTTCAAATCCAGCAAATTTACCTTCACTATTATATACATCGTATAAATCTTCGTCTTTTACATATTTTGGTACTGAATCTAATAAATCTTGAATATGCATTGCTTGAGTTAATGTCAATTTATTCTTATCATTTGGATTTACATAGTTTTGCATATTCTGAATAAATTGCTTTGCAAAATCTTCGTCTTTTTCATCCCCTGAACGCCATGAAGTTGGTCCTCTTAATGATTTTTTATTCATACGATTGGAATTCCAATCAACAAATTGTTTAAGTTCTTTTTTAGTTGGTCCTCCATTATCAAAATATTTTATACCACCTTCTGCGTAATATTTTTTTCCATTTACTACTACATAGTCATTTGTATTTATATTCATTTTTTTAATTTTTTAGAAGTTAATAACTTCACAAATAAAGAAATAAACTAAATACAAAAACAAACACTTACATTATATGTAAGAATTAGTTATTAAGAAAAAAAGCCGTCAAGGGAAGTTACCCAAGACGGCTTAAATATTAATTGTTTAAGGCTTGTTGTATTATCGTAGTATAATATATATGTTTTTCCATTAATAAATCTACAATTTTATTCTCATAATCTATTTCTAAACGATTCAAATCATATCCAAATAACCCTATACCATAATAAGGATATTCGCTATTCATATATGGCATAAAAAATAATCCAATAATATTAAACCTTTTATCATGTTCATATTGATTAGGAATTTCATTGCCTAAGTAATATTCATTTTTTTCTAAATTCCTTTTGCAATAAATTCTACCTTTTTTTAATATCTTATATGTTGTATTATATTTTCCTGTTGACGCTAAACATATATGACCAATAACCGAATTTTCTTTATTTAGACAAATAACTCTAAATGGTTCAATATTTGGTTCAATCTCAATATGGTCAATAATTTTATTTTCATTTATTTTATTATATTTATCAACAAAAATATTTAATTCTATTATTTGTTCTTTGGTTATTGATTCTGGATGAATGTTTTTGATTTCAATCATTGGAGTGCAAATATCTTCATAATATTTTTGTGTTTGATTATTTGTATTTTGTCCGTTTGCTCCGATACACCATATCGTTGCGAGCAAGATAAATAATAGTTTCTTCATAGCTGTAATGTTTTAATTGTTAGTAATTCGTGTTTATTGTAATAATGCTTCAAGTTTTTTCTTATGTTCTTCAGTCTGTGGAGTGCCTGAGAAGTTATAAAAATTGAATATGATTATTTTTTCCTCGTCAGAAATCGGTTCATTATCATAAGAGTAATATACATCAGCAAGAATATAATTTACTCGACTACGGAAAAAGTAGTAAGCATCCTTATCAAAATCTTTGAAGTATACTTGTTTCCCATTAAGATTTATAGGGAACTCATTGTGTATAAATTTATAAATTGTTAATAATCGTTGCTTTCCGTCAATGATAAACATTACTGCATTTTTACGGTTTAAATCGCTATTGTGCAATATAGCAACAACCTTTTCAACTTGTTTTTCAAAAAGTAGAGATAATATTAATTCTTGTTGTTGGTAATATTCCCAAACATACGGTCTTTGCAAATTTATTCCAAACTTTGTCAAATAAACATCGAAATCGTATTTATAATGACAATTTATGTCGAAATCTTCAAGTGTATCAAACAAGAAAGCATCAAGTAATATTCCCTTGTTATATCTGTGACGTTTAAACACAGAACAAATATTATTTGCGTTCTTTATGTCATTTAGTGTAACCATATTATTCTCGGTTTATTTTTGATTGGTAGATAAAAGCATAGTATTCGAGTGTTTCAACCACTTCTTCGTAATCGATGTCCTTAAATTCTTCTAACAGACTATCGAGTTTTTTTCAAGTTCTTCTTTGCGTGTCATATACTACTTAGTTAATTTGTTATTCCTATAAAAACGCACCTCTCCGCAGAAAGTTGCGAAAAGGTGCTAAAATAGGAGATTTATTTTTATTCGATACGTTGAATTATTGCCCACAACTCATCCATTGAGAGGTCATCTAATGGGCAAGTATCAGGATTTGTATCTTGTGGTGTAGTACCTAAGCCATAACGGTATACTACTTTCACTATACCGTCATTGTCGATAAAAACGTTTGCAAAATAATAAGTAATTACAATGCCATCAATATCGTTCCATACTTTGTACGGTAATTCTTCCAATTGACAGCATTGGTCTTTTTTGTCCTCCAAATAACATTTGATGTCAGATATTATTCGGTCTTTGCAAGATTGGAATATAATATTTAGTCCTGCGTGCATATCTAAAAAGGTAAATCTGAATCGTTAACTTGTTGCTGCTGTACAGGTTGAGGTTGCTGAACAGGTTGAGCAGTTTGAACATAAGACTGTGGCTGCTGTGGTTGTTGTGGCTGTGATTGGCTCTGCTTATGGTCGCTTATTGCATATCCTTTGATATTCGTAAACCACGTTCCATTTTTGGATTCTTTCGATTCAATTTTACACTTGAAGGTAATAATGTCTCCGATTTGAGCATTACCCATATTAATCTTGTCGGGATTGATTTCGATTTGTACTTTGTTAACTTTGTCCCAATCGTATGTGTCAAGTAAGATTTTCTGACTTTTGATAATTTGATTGTTCCAATTACGTTCTGTAGGTTTTTCTACTAATACTAATTTACCTGTGATTTCTACTAACATTTTTTTTGATATTTAAAATTTTACAAATATAATAATTTTATGATTCGACTTTAATAGAGTTTATAAATTTTCTTTCTTCTTTAATTAATTCATTTAGTTTTTTGTACGATTCATCGATTGTTTTATACCAAGTTGGACACCAATGAGGTATTGTAATTCGCATACCATATTCTTTTATGCATTTGAGTATTCTTTGTCTTATCTGAGTAAGTTCTTTGTGCATTTCAAGTCTTTGCCTATCTTCATCAAATGCTATGTATACATTGTCGAAATTTACATAAAATCCTTCATGATAGCCATCTTTAACTGTGATTTCGTAATACTTCCAATCATTTTTATCTTTATCTAATAAAGAATCTACTGCATCAAAATCTTCGTTTATTGAATCGTAAAAATTATCACGTAATATTTCTTTTGCAACTTCACGGCTAACGTTATTTATCGCTATTGTTTCAAGAATATCGTTTTCATCAGGTTCTTCGTAATCTGTAAAGTAATATCCCAAAGTACAAATTCTTGGCGATGTACAATAATTTATTGCTCCCATTATTTCTTAAATAATTTGTTTTTATACATAAGTTTCAGTGTAAATAAAGGCACATCTGATGTTTTGTTTTTACTTGTATGCCTTCCTACAAAAGCGGCAAATTCAGGTGAATAAATTACCTTGTATTCTGTTTTGCTTGGATAACCAATTACTGTATTCCCTTCAAAAATTGGTTCGTTATTGTCATCTTTAATTCCTGTGTTCTCGTAGTCAAACATCTATATATCTTTTTGCGTGATTATAAATTAATTCTCTGCTTATGGCTTTTAATCGCATAGGCTTTATCTTATCATTGCTAAAAGTAACTTCAAACACGCCATCATTTTCGACTATGTAAGCCGTAACGATGACGTGTTGAAAGTACAATCTCCATTCCTTCTGTCTTGCCATATCATTCAAATTTAAGCCAATCCCAAATAGTTTTGCCTGAGTTTTCTTGCATCGATTGATAAATTAATATGTCAACTGCTTGAATTGTATCTAACCGTATATTAACGGTATCTACTTTATAGCCGAGTTTTGCAAGTTCTCGTTTTATGCTGTCTTGATTTTGCAATATATTCTCAATACGATGATTTAGAATGGCATTTGCTTTGTCGAACTCGGTTTTTGTAACAGTCGTTTCTGATATTGACTTATAAGCATTGTATGCAATTATTGCCAATACGGTTAAAACGATGATGATTATTGCTGTTTTAATTGTTTTTTTCATCTTTTTGTTCTTTTGTAATGTGGCATATTATCAATTTCTTTATCAATAGCATCTATTAATTCTTTAAAGAAATTATATATTTGCTTTTTTGATGGAAAATTCTTCCTCTTATACATATTCATAACTTTTTTGTTATATTTAATCATCAGTTTTTCTGGACAAACAACACCGAGATTATTATTATATCCGCCAAATGTAAATGCTGTCATATAAGTACCATCTTTGTACTCTGTAACAATATATACGTTACAATGTTTTGTGTAATATCTTGGTGATATTGTTTGTGCTAATTTTTCGATAATCCAACCGTGATAAAAATTGAATGCATACGTATAACATTCTTTCTTTAATTGCTTTTCTTTAATTTCTAAGTTCATATTTTTAATCTAAAAAATTCTTTCCAATCTTTATAAGTATGTAATATACCATCAAATCCGAGATAATCGTTCTCATTGAAAGGCATTTCTTTTTGCAGTTCGCATACATAGCCTTTGCCTTCGATTAATATATCTTTTATTTGTTGTAATGTAAAATTACTTCCGAAATCGTGTATTATAAACATATTTAATTGTTTTAACAAAGCGGCTCTCCACAGTTGTCTACTGTGTTTTTTTGTATATATTTCAACCATCCGTAAAGAAGTCCATTGGAATCATCAATGTTCCAAGTCTTCATTTCTGAGAAAGTTATACAATATGGCATTGTACGTTTTCGTCCTTTGAAATATCCTACAAGATTGAACGAAACATATTCATCGTCAAGATGTTGGAATATCAATGTCATAGGTGGAGTATCATCTAATGTAACGTTTATTCTACATATTGCATCGTGATGCAATTCATTAAGTAGAAGATATAATCTGTGAATTTGTGTACTTGTCATTGTTTATTTATTTTAGTTATTTCACATTTTCTAAATTCATTTGTTAAGTGGGGATATTCGTACCAATTTTCGGCAACTACGAACTTTTTGCTTATGTCAAAGTTAAGCATTTCTGCTAATTTTTCAGCATCTGCTAAAGTATTTCGATAGTATACAAATCCGCTCCCGATATTAATTTTGTATTGTTCCATATTGCAGTTTCGATTTAAGAACCGTACATCCAACCGCATCCATGGTCGGTGCAATTTTGTAAGTTAGTAACTGTGTTTGGTTTTATAATGTATTCGTAGTGATTACTACGTTCAAGGTGTCTGACGAAACAAACGCCTACGCAATTAAATGACTTACCTTGCCACTCGTGTGCGTAGTAGTATTCGTTGGCTTTCAGAGGTGCTTCGTCGGAGCAAGTTATTCTCCACGCTCCGTAAATTTTTGCATTTTCTGAATTCTGATAGGTCTTTGTCTGTTCTTTACGGTCTGCTACCATTTTTTGATATTCTTCTTCGTTATCACAGAGCAACCAATCTGAATCTGTCCAACTGCTATCCCAATATGAATTTGAAGATGTGTGCTGATGATAGATGTTTTTCATATTATTACGTTTTACATTGTTACAACTAACATCCTTGCTCCATAAGAATTTCTTTCTTCGTGGAGATTAAGACCTTGTTTTTTTACAAATTCACGGAAGGCAAGTTCGTCTTTCGGACAAATTCCTAAGAGGTTTGTTGATTTACAATATCTATTGCAATAGATTTGCATCCTGCCAAAAGACTTGATGCTACTGATTATTCCTTCAGAAAACATTTTCCCATACTTTTGCTCGAACTCGTTAGCATCTTTTGCTATTTCTTGTTCTAAAGATTCTTTGATTGTCATTGCTTTTTAGTTTTTGTTAGACATATACTCGAATGCTTTTTGCCATACTTCGTTTGATTCTTTCTCGGACAAACCGAGATTATGTCCGTTTTTAATCCATCTCTTACGTCCGTAGCCGTAATAGAGATAATCGCAAGCGTTCTCAAATGCGGCTTGTTTTTGTTCGTTATCGGGATATTGTGTCATTCGTCTACTACTTTAAATTTTGGATGTAACAAATCATCATCTGATTCTAATGGTTTTTGAACTATTGTATGTTCCCAATTTTCGTTTATTTTATAAATTGTTTTGACTTGGTTTAATGCTTTACCTTTTGGGAATAAATCATAAACATAATATTTTTTTATTTCAGGATATTCTTCTACTATTTCCCTGAATGTTTTATATTCGTTATACATTTAATTATAATATATTATGTTCGTGTAACTTCAATATTGTTTCGAAGCAAGCATCAACAGGATTTTCATACCAATCACTATTGTGCCAATCTAATGCATAATACGCACAGCACCTCCAAAGTTTAAGGTTATCCAATTTTGCTTGTGGAATATTATCAAGCAACGCTGCAAGACTCCAACATGGAATTGCAGCATCTGTTATTCCATACCTTTCCATTCTTGCAAGATAATTAGGGTCTGGTTCTTCGTGCATCATAGCAATATGCTTACCTTGTGCTGTGATATATAGCCACCACATATCTGCACTTGTAATAGGCAGTATCTCTGCCAACTTTTTGCTTTGTTTAATGTCTGTGAATGATTTCATTTTCTTTTTATTTAATTAAGCCACCTATTAAGGCAAGGCGGCTTAGCCGTTCTGATAATGTTAATAATCTTCGCCGAACAACCACTTGTATTTATCAAGCAAATCGGAATATGACATTTTATTAAGTTCTTCCTTTAATTTTTCAGGATTTTCTTTGCGTTGTTCTGAATAAGTACTTGATTCAAATAATTCGTTTATAAGCCATTGTTTTGACCTTTTTCCACTATAATTTTTCGATATTTTCGTTTTTATTTGATTTACTTAGTTTTTCTTTAAGTTTTTTTATTGTGTCATTCTTTTTCTTTAACGCCATTTTAAGTCGTCGAACTTCACCTTTAAGTAAATTCACTTCTTCTTGATTAGACATATCTCCGTTTAGTTTTAATTTTTATTATTTAACCAACTTGAAGGTATATGCGTACACCCAAGGGTTTCGCTCCCAAGTTTCTTTGCCACAAATATAATATATCAAGTGAGCAAAGCAATTTTTGATTGGGCTGAGGGAGTGATATTTGTATTTAAATTTGTTATCCCAAAATCTGTAAGTTTTTAACTTATCATCAGGATTACGTTCTATGTATGGATAATATTCTTCAATCCCCTCTGCTAAACAATCGCTATCTGAAATATCTTGCAGACGTTCTACCCTTACTTTGGTGATTTCGATTAGGTTCGGCATTAATGCCGATTTGACGAACATTTTATTTCCCCATCCATTAGTAAGGTGGATTGTCGCTTTTGTTAGTGCGTCCTGCGTTGCTTTGATAAAATCCCATACCTCATAGTAGTTTTGAGCCACAGCGAGTACATCACCAACTTTATAAGGAGCATTGGCAACAAGTTCGTAAGACTTATCATTATACTTATTGTGTCCGTATTTATTTAAAAGTTTTTCGGAGATAATACGTCTTGTTTGTGTTTTTATTCCACTTATTACTGCTTGGGTTAACCTAAAACGGTCATTGAACATTATCTTTTTCATTTTGTTGTTTATTAATCTATTAAAGTTCTTAATTGTTTGTTTGTTAGTCCGACAGTATTTTGCTTTATAAGTTTTATTTCTGTATCTTTAAAAAGACTTAAATCAAAAATTTTCCCATAGTTTTTATGTTTGTTTCTATCGCTACCATACCAAAATCCTCTAAATCCATATAATCCTTCGTGAGTAGCATTTATCATCGTTTTCAAATCCTTTTTAACAACAGGTAATACCATAACTGTGTAAAGATAACTTTTATCATCTTCACAAGTTAATTCTACTACCATACCCTTTTTCAATTCTGTGTATTTCATAATGTTTAAAATTTATCTTCTTCGTAAATACTTTTGCCATTTTCATCGTGAACCTCGAACCGAGGCATACAGTCGAAGTCCCAAGTGAGAGTTGTGTCTAATTCTTCGTCTTTTATTTCATATCCTCCTTGACCGTATGATACGAAAAACGGTCTTATACGTAATTTTCTTCCAAACCAAAGGAAAGTTGTATCGTCTGCGTGTTTATCGCAGTTCAATCGTCCATTTCTGATTGCTGATATGATTCCTCTATATTTTCTATCTGCCATAGTTTTAAATCTTTGCTTTTGGTAAATTTATTAGTTTAATGACATCGTTTATAAAATCTTTTATGTGTTTTTCGTGAATAACATCTTCTGTGATTAATTTGATATTATAATCGTGGTCCGACCAATATTTATGTTTATAAGGTCTACTTTCAATCATAGTATGATAACTTGTTGTATGAAGTCCTTTTGGATAAAAGCCTTCTAAGTTATGGAATCTAAAATCGAAACATAAGCCTTTTATTTTGAGAGTATAGCGTTTAAAGTGTTCCCACCAATTTCCAGGAACTATTCTGTACGCTTTGTTGTCTTTCGTAGTTTCGTCTGTTGCTATTACGCAATAAGGATATTTTAACCTAAATTGTATTTGATACCAATCATCTTGATTGACAGTTATTTTCATTATTGCATCAGGAAACTTACTATTTTCTACGATTATTTTGATTATCTTTGCCCAATCGTTTTTCCCTTGTTTAGATAGTGCTGCCATATTACTTAGTTTAAAAAAATGCCGACTATTCAGAGGAAGTCGGCATACCTCTTTTTTACTATTATGATTCCACTAAGTTATCTTGTTGTTCATCAACTATTTGTTTTTCATTTTGCTGTGGTTCATCTTGCGGTTCATCAGGCATTTTTTTATGCAGAACATCTATACCTTGTTCTTGCATCCTGAGAATATAATCCATAGTTTTGCTCATATCTTTTGCGTTTTATTGTTGACATTTTATCTTTAATTTCTTTAAATCGTTTAATAAGCCTTTGCAATATGCTCGGTACGGCTTGGATAATTCCACCGTAACCGAAACAGTGCATAGCGTAATCTGTGCAATATCTGATGTAGTCTTTTTTTAATGTTATGAACATTTCTTTGCCATAATAAGCAAGATAGTATACTCCATTTCGATTGAGTGTAAAACCTTCTGAACGTAAAATTTCTTCCATTAGAATGGCATTTTTTCGTTAAAAAGTTCATTTTCTTTGCCATTAACAAGCATTTCGTATGCTTGTTTGAGAGAGATTGGAGAATGATTGCCATAATAGCCGTCAATGGTTCTTTTTTGCGCTCCTAACGAGCGAATACCATCTTCGTGTACATATATTGTTATGTCGTTTTTTATAAGTTGTACAACAAAATTTATGTTTCTATTGACGGTAAATAGTTTGTCTTTGAATTTCTCAATGTATTCGTCTGTTTCTGTCATTGGTCTTCTAAGAGTATTGTGACTTTGTGAATCTTTGTGTTTTTACGTTTGCATTGTTTTTGCTCGTTTTGTGCTGATTCTAAGTCAGAAAACTTTTTGTTTCCTTTTAAATTTAATTCGCTGAATGTACCTGAATAATTTAAGAAACGTGGCTCTTTATTTATTTCTGCACTAATCAAATAGAATTGAAACTTTAAGTCAGCATAAATACTAACTGCTTCTTCGATTTTTTCTTCAACGTAGCCCATTGGTTTCCTTGTTTAGTTTTATAACAATATCCGTATCTTCGTCAATTTGGATTTCGTCAATATCAATACGATGACATTCTTCGTTAAGAGAATTTCCTTCTACGTATATTCCAAATTTGCTTGCTATCTGCTTTAATGCAATGCAAGCCTCGTATTTGTTGATAAATTCGTAACTTCCGCTCATAATTATTCAATGTAAAATTCGCTAATTAATATTTGTGATTCGGTTACATTTTTCTTTTGGTGTTAAATTTTTATCAATAACTTCAATGATAGAACCGTGTTCGTTAATAGAAACAATGGCACATTGTACACATTCATTGAAGTATTTATAACAGCGTTCTTTTGTAATTATTGGTTTTGTAATAGGAGAACTTAAATTTCCTTTATTATCTAAACCATATACTTGATAACGTAAGTTAGTATTTTCTGCCATTTGCTTTTTGTTACATTATACTAATCGCAAAAGCTGTAATTAGCCATTAAGCACCATATCTTCTTCTTTCCAACCTTCAGAATCTTTATGTGCGACTTTACAAATAAGACCAGATTGCAATCTTGCACAAAGGTCTTTTAATAACAATATTTTTTCTTCTTGTGTCATATTAGTATTATTTTTTATTATGCCATCCTTCAACAAGAGGCGTACCTTCTGCTAAAGAAAATGTAATTGGTTCCTTGTCATCAACACAACAGCATCTGTACCCACCGTTCTTTAAGTGAACAGCTACAATATTCTTCCCATGATGGTCGTGAGCAGCCTGCAAGGTTGACGGTGCATCTACCCAACAAGGAATCAGTCCCATAAACCACTTGCCAATTTTATGTTTCTCATCTATTTCATCTTCTTTTACTCCAAGGGTGTCGATGTCCTCAGTTTTAGCTTGTTCTTCATGTAATTTGTCAAGAATATCTTGATATGCCTTAGACATTCCTACATTTACTCCATTTGCAAAACAGTAAGGGTTTTTAACATACTTGAGGTGTTCATTACCTAGTTCAACTAATTTTCCTGCTATATATTTTGCAAGTGGAGTTGTTTCTTTTGAAACAGCATAGTTTTTGACTTCTTCTAATTCCATGTTTTATTGTTTATTTATTTGATAAAAATTTATGTGTATGTAGTGTAAAAATCATATTTACACACGCATCAACTAGATTTTCTGCTGAGTGTAAGATATGTGTTATCCTATCAGATGTATCTAGTATGTTCTTTTTAAACCTAAAATAACGAACTTCATTAGGTTTAGAGGCATCTCCCATCTTAGAGATTTCGAGGAAATAATGGTCAGTGTAGCCCCACAAATCTACTGGTAGAATATCTATCAGTGCAGCAAGACTCCAAGCTGAAATTACATCGTGTTTATTAATTGACAAATCTTTTGGAAGACAAAACCACTGTAACTGTCCATTATCTTCTTCAATATATTGCCAGTGCATATCAGCACTTTCAAGTGGTAATATTTTTGCAAGTTTCTTACTTTGTTCAAAATCAGTAAATGCTTTCATTGTCTTTGTTTATTGTTTAACAACCTCTAACATAAATACAAATAATTGGATAAATAACTCCATCTATTTGAGAGCTTCTAACATCTGGATATATACCAGAGGCTTCATAATCATTGTACTTATCAATGGTTTCTTTTTTATTTAACCAAGATTGACATAATATTTTACCTGTCTTATCACCTATTAATTTTATTTGTGTATACTCTGTGAGTTTTCTAACATCTGCTACTTTCATACTTTTTGTATTAAATTATTGTTGATTAAGATAATATCTGACGTGATTGTTAAATCCGCAGTTTTCTCATCCAAGCCTAAGTACATTAGTGCTTTTGATTACTCTATTGATGTGTGTGTCATAATTTATTGTTTTTGTAATTTCATTAAAACTAATCCTTGATATGGGCTTTTATATTCAAAATCAACTTTGTCGTTACAAACTAACTTACAATCGTTATTCATATAAGAGTGTTCTTCTTCTACTACTTCTTCATTATCGAAGTCAAAGAGTTCTTTTTCGTAATCGTATATGTTAGAATCTCCGTTCATAAAGTCTATAAACTCATTTACGCACATTTCCTCTTTAATTGGAACTCTAACCTTTTGTACTTTTGTAAATTCTATATAACTTGCCATATTATTCTAATAAATTTTTATTTATAAGTTTATCTTTAAATTCGTTTATTGCAATTTCACGTGCTTCACCTTCGATACAAAGTTTATCTAAAATATGAATAAATGTCCAAAATATTGTTTGTTCGTGATTTAATAGTTCTGATTGTTCTAATGAAGTATAATTTGCCATTGTTAAAAATGTTTAGTAGTTAATATCTTGTAATTTTACAGCATCAATAACATTGCAAGGTATATCACCTTCAACATATACTTCTGCTTCCTCAACATATACTTCTGCTTCCTCAATAGGTACGTGTGGATATTTTGTTATATAATAATTTATAAAATCTTCTTTTGCTGTTTCCTTTGTAGTACTTTCAATTCTAAATGTTGTAAATGTTGAAGAATATTTGAATTTTACTTGTATCTTCCAAAGTACTAATGTTCTATGTGTTTGCATATTATTTTACGTAATTTGTTAAACAATAATTAATTGCTGCTTCCACCGCTTCTTCATAAGTTTCATAAACCCAATTATGGATATATTCATAATTACCTGGATTTTCTTTCCTTTGTAAAGAAAATGAGTATCCTATTTGTGTAGCAACACTATCACCATCCTCAGTTTCATAGGAGTCATAATCAATTTCTATAAATAAATTACCTACTTCTCGAATCCACTTCATTGCCATTTGAAGAGTTGGAACACTTGTTTATTCCATTGTTGTAGAGTTCCAATCAGCACTACCATCATTAATATCGCCATTACCCAAACTAAACCAAAGTTTACCAGCTTGAGTTAAGAATTGTCTGCATGGAATATCAAATCCCTTTTCTTTAAGAAGTTTTGCGGTATCAAAACTAACGTAATTTTCTGAATATTTCATAGAGTTATTATTAAAATGGTGATTCTTTACTAAGTTTTTCTAATTCTTTGAAGTATGATTCCTTTGACGGAATTTTGTACTGCTTGCGTTCTTCATCGGTGAGTTCTTTTTCTTCTCCGCAGTGTTTACATCTTTTTTTTGTAAAATTTTTTGGAATTGTTGGTATTAGTTCCCATTCGTGGTTTATGCCTTGACACGGACACGGTGTACAATCACAATCTACTGTAATTTTAATGTAGATGTTATATACTTTGCCGCACTTTGAACATTCTTGTAAACTTCTGTCATCGTCTGAAAAACCATCAGCGTCGAATTCGTCTACGTTATTGCAATAAGGACAAGTTGTTTCTATCATAATTTATTTATAATTTTTTGCGTATTTTAATTCTTTTGTATTGCATTTTTCGTTTATAAAGTTTCAATCATTTGTTTGACATATTGTTGTATGTCGTATCCGTACTTCTCCAACAAAATGCCGCTCATAGACTTGTCTTCTGATTCATAGTCGCCGAATTGTTTGTGCAACCAATCGTCAAATTTAATTATGTCGATAACAAATTTTCCAAGTAGTGCAAGGTTGTTGTCAAGAAGTTGGCTAAACCTTGGTACTCCATATTTGATTTCAAACTTTTGCCATTCGTTTGATATTTGGTGTGGCGTTTTCTTTGGGAGTTGGAGTTCTTCACAAACTGCCGTTCTATGTCCCGACCGTACAAGTTTGGGCAAATAGTCGTCAAGTTTGTTGTAACTGAATTTAACAATCGTGTTTGTTTCCTGTATTCCGCAGACTTTTGCTACAATGTTTGCGTCATCTCGAAGTGCAATGAAGTTGTTGCCTACGCGAAATAGCAAAATTGCATCAGGATATTTTACCTTGATTTTATTGTAATTGTTTTGAAGTTCTATTGCTTTCATTTCGTCGTATTTGAATATGAAGTTATTATCTGCTTTTTTCATACTTTTTACAATAATCTTTGTTTAAAAATTTTGCTTCTTTGTGAAACTTGCATTTGCAGAGAAAAAAATCTCCTTTGTAATCTCTATACAGCGAATAATTAGGGTATTCTTTGTCAGGTAAAAAATGGTGTTTGCAAGTGGCACAAGTTTCAGTTCTTACCGGGACAGTGTTTACGTCGCTATACGACGAACAGGCAGCGGTCTTAGAACTTACTTTTATGTGTTTTAAACTGCAAACACCTTTACTAATATAGAAACTACATCCTTTGCACATCTCTATTCCATCTCCGTCCATCGGGTATTCTCTTTGTCGAATTGAAGGTCAATTGTTCCTAATGAGCCATTCCTTTGTTTAGTAATAATAACTTGTGCTAATTTGTCGGTAATTAATCCATTAGGCATAAGTTCTATTCCATAAACTTCTGGACGATATAGCATCATTATTACATCTGCATCTTGTTCGATAGAGCCACTATCTCTTAAATCTGCATTGATAGGAGTTTTGTCGGGTCTGCTTTCCAAGTTTCTGTTCAACTGACTTAGTACAATGAATGGTACATTGAGTTCCTTTGCTATGTTTTTGATTTTGCGACTTATCTCCGAAACTTCATCATTTTTCTTGTCTGATTTTGTTTCTGTATCTTTCATTAGTTGAAGATAGTCTAACATTATAATATCAAAACCATACTTCTTCATATACTGTCGGCACTTAGTTTTGAGTTGCAGTGTGCTGATTCCACCTTCATCGTCTATAATTATAGGCAATCCCATAATTGTTGGTGCTGCTCCTTCGAGTGCATTCCAATCGTCTACGGATAATCTTCCGCTAAGAATTTTATCACCTGTAATATTGCTTATCATAGACGTGATACGTTTGGTAATCGCTACTTTCGACATTTCAAGGCTAAATAACAAGCATCTTACACCTTTCATAGCCATTCGAATCATAAGCGATAAAGCAAATGCAGTCTTACCCATAGATGGTCTTGCACCTACTACTATCATATCTGTATGTTGAAAACCGTGTGTAAGGCTATCAATTTGAGTAAAACCACTGCTTATTCCGCTAATTCCTGACTTTTGCTGTGATGCTTGTTCGATTTCCTTTAATACCTTCGGGAATATAGTTTCTATTGTTTCTGCCGATTCATTTGCAAAATGTTGACCAAGTGTATCAATCATTTTTGTTTGACGTTCGACAATTTCTTCCAATGGAACTGCTGCGTTATATGCATCTTGTCCTATCTCATACGATTCTTTAATCAATTTACGTCTGATATACTTTTCTACGACAATTTTAGAATGATATTCGATATGACTTGCAGAGCCTACATTCTCAGTTAGTGTAGCAACATAGTAACTTCCACCGACTTCTTCTAACTTGTTATCTTTTGCAAGTTGTTCGCTAACAGTATAAATGTCGATTGGTTTGTTGCCATTGTAGAGTTTTAGACAAGCTTCGTAGATACTTTTATTTGCTGTATCGTAGAACATTTCAGGTTTAAGTATGTCTACAACATTCTCAATTGCATCTTTCTCTATTAAAATTGCACCGAGAATAAGTTTTTCAGTTTCTACGCTTGTAGGTAGTTTCTTTTCTTCCATTTTTTGTGTTTATTTTTTTGTTTATTGCAAATTAATGCTCATTTTTGCCTTACGAAATTTGTAAGGAAATTTGCGATTAACTTGCAATTTACTTGCAATGCATTTGTAAGTTGATGAAACACAGGATTGAACATATTGCTTTGGGAGCAGAAGGTCGAGAGTTCGAATCTCTCTGCCCCGACTTTTTATGGCACATTATCAACCTGTTATCATCGTAATTCAAAGCACTAAATTATAAATTAAAAATTAAATTAGCAAGAATACTTGCAAAAAATTTGTTTAAAATTTGAAGTTATGATAACGACAAAATTTTACCTTGATAAAAGGCACACGAAGGACGGCTCACCTGCATCATTAAAATTGGCTGTTACCTACAAGCAAAAAGCCGTCTACTTTCCACTAAAAATAAAACTGCAACCTAACTGTTGGGACAACGTATCACAAAAAATTCTTCGTGTGCCTAATAAAGAAACATTAATGTCCTTTATCTTGGAGTTTAAAAATAAAATTGATAAAATAATATTTTCGTTTGTAAATAAAAATATAAATTTTAACGATGTTAATGAAGTAAAGGCAGCAATAGATTTGCAATTGTCTGATAATAAGCCTACTGATGAAAATTTGTTTTGTAATTATTTTTTAAAATTTGCTAATCGAAAATTAAACGTTACTACAAAAAACATCTACTTATTCACATTAAAACGTATTCACGACTTCGACAAAAATATTGATTTTAAGCGATTTGAAGATTTGAATAAAGGTTGGCTTACTGATTTCGAGAATCACTTAGCCTTGACCTCTAATTCTAAAAACGGTCGCAATGTTCATTTACGTAATATTCGTGCTGTTTTTAATGATGCCATAGATAACGAAATCACTTCGCATTATCCTTTCCGTACATTTAAAATTCGACCTATACCGACACGTAAACGCTCGTTAACAGTTATTGAGCTACGTATGTTTATGACCTATCCTGTTGAGGACTATCTTAAAAAATATGTAGACCTCTTTATTCTTGATTTTTATCTTATAGGTATCAATATGGTTGATTTACTTCACTGTACGCAAGACAATATTGTTAACGGTAGATTGGAATTTAAAAGAGCAAAGACATCACGTCTGTACTCAATTAAACTTGAACCCGAAGCGTTGGATATTCTTAATATATATAAAGGTGTCGATTATCTTTTGAATATCCTTGACGGTTATCACAACTACAAGGACTTCTTGGAACGATTTAATAAGAACTTGAAGCGTGTCGGAGATGTTCAATATGACGAATGTGGAAAGAAAACTGTATCTCCGTTGTTCCCTGAACTAAGTACATATTGGGCAAGACATACTTGGGCTACTCTCGCTTCACAGTTAGATATTAGCCGTGATGTCATTGCTCACGCACTTGGACACGAAGGCAATACAGTTACAGATATTTACATTAAGTTTGATTATAATAAGGTGGATTCTGCTAATAGGAAGGTTATAGATTTCGTGTTATCTTTTTGATGGTTTCACAACCTATGTCAATGGATTCGCTGCCTAAAAATGTTACGATTAATAAAAATAATGATGTGTACGTCTGATTGTTAAGTATGTACAATAGGCTTCCGATTATACATATTACTCCAAAGATGATACAAATAATACTTGATAAAATGATGAGAAATTTAACCATTATTGGCATTATCGTCTGTTTTAAGTTTCATACAATTCTCGTTAAATAAAGTTTCTTTCATCGTTAAAACCTCCTTCTTCGAGGTCGGCTTCAAGATTCTTAATGCGTTCTGTTAATCTTGCTATTTCTTCTTTTGCTATTTTTAATTCATTTTCTGCTTTTTTACGTTTTTTAACTTGCTGATTAAATAATGCAATTTGATTTAATAATTTTCCGTGTTCTTTTTCTTGATTTTTATCAGAGCAATAAAGTTGTTTTGATATCTCCTTAATACGTTTGCTTAATCTTTCGATTTCTTCGTCTCTACATACTACTTGTGCTGTTAATAGTTCATTTAATTCTGTGCAATCAATTACTTCCTTTTTCCATTTATTGTGTTCTTGTTTTATTTTCTCGTTTTCATCGGTCAAAGTCTTTATTAACTTCATTTTCTCGTTTAACTGCTCATTCATATAGTTACATATTTCAGCAGCAATTTTAAAGACAATAGGATTCTTGAATGCGTATTCCTCGCCTTTTGTAATCTGCTCTCCGACTTCTTTTATTCCGAGATTATCGCCGATTACTTGCCAAATGTATAATTCAGTTTCAGGAGATGTTTCTTTCTTTGTTTCCATTTTTTATTTCGTTTCTAAATCGTCTGAAAAATTCCTCTGGGAAACTCCAAGTCTGAGATTCCCATTCGTTACCACCAGTACAATCCTCAATCTTGTCGAGGTAGTCGGTGGCGTTTTCTCGCAGCCAATCAATGGCTTTGTCGATAACAAAGTCAGCCATTAAAAGCAACATCTTTTTGGTTTTGCACATATATCCGCCGTCTTTGTATGCTTTTTTGCAGAAGTTGACATCTTGACTTTTGCAACCACCGACTTTGGCACATCCAATCAGGGCGTTGGCTTTTTGTTCTATTGTTAGATTTTCTTCCATCTTTTTATTTCAATTTCGTTTTCGTATGCTTCATCGTACCAACATTTTGCGTTTGTGTCGTACTCTGCGACTATGTAATGACAATTCTTGTATGGAATACGGAATGTTTCTGCGAGATAGCAGCCGTCCTCTGTCGGCGGTTCTGTGTGCCAACCACCGAGTTCGGAGATTGGCTTTATATTGTACTCCTCATCTTTTCTCCTTGCAACTTCTAACGCACAATTGTACGCTGTTAAGTTGTCGGCAGGCACTATGCTTAAAACTAATTTTTCGTTTGTCATATTATTTTTCTTTATAAGGTATTACAATTACGTTTTTGCCGTCTTTCCTCTCTTCTGCTCGACAGATTAAAAAATGACATATTGGAGCATTTTTTAATCCAACACAGTCTGTGCAACGGTGTACGTTAGGTTTTGCTTCTTGTACCAATATATCACCAATATCGGTTTTGATTATCATATTTGTAGGTACGTCGTGTTTTTCCATTTTACTAATCTCCTATTATTTAACGTAAATTAATATTTTGTTTGTTTCTTTATTATTTAACATATCCTCAGCGTAATCATCGAGGTATATAGAATCTTTTTTAAAAAGGTTTAACATCTTTCAATATCTCATTTGGGGCAATTTCTCCATTGTTCAATTGGACCAACAAATTTCGTCCATAATGAACTCCATCGTTGTAGATTTTATTCTTTTCATCAGCAATTTCTTTATATAATTTATGCTTTTCTGCAATAAGTTCTTTAAAAACTTCTTCCTTGTATGTTTGACGTTTTTCTTTTAATTCGTCATTGGCTTTTTTAAGTGTTTCACAGAGTCTTTTTGCAGCTTCGAATGTTTCTACTGGTAGAATAACCTCGTGTGATGCTCCATATGATGAAAGTAATTTATTGTAATATAAGGATTCTCTGAATCCCCAAATTTTATTTGTTTCTTTGAACTGAGAGAAGGAGTTCAAAAGGTTAATCAATGCGTTTTCTATATCATCTGTGTAGGTGTTCCATTTAAAACTTCCAATCTTAAACTCATCAAGACAGTAACTTTTGCTTTCAAGATTTCTCTCTTTGACAATTGCTCTTCCAATTTTAAGAGAGTTTTCGCAATCATCACACAAACAATCTTTTGATTTACGAGGTGCTTCTTCGCCTGTTTTTCCGCATCCGATGCACGTAATTTTTCCTTTATACATATTTATTATTTTATTGTCAGTTCAACTTCCATTGGACTATTCTCAAATGTAAGTCCTTGGTCAATTAATTTTTGTCGAATTTGACCGTATAATGCAATGAAAAATTTTGGTTGTCTGCTTTGTGAATATCCGTAATCAGATGGAATGAATATTTCGTCATTTGCATCGGGATTTTTCTTTGTTTTTTGTGGTTTAATTGGCTTAGTATTAGATATATGGACACTACCACTTTTATCCATACAAACATATAACTTTTCCATAGTGTTTATTTTATCATTTCTTTTAAAAATTTGCTTATTTCGCTAACATTAGCAATCTGTTGAGGTGTATACTTTAACAATCGCCAACCAAGTTTAGCGGCTTCGTTGTACTTTTCAAAGTCTTTTATCATTGTAAAAGGGCGATTATGTCTGCCCGAAATCCAAAGTCCACCCTCGATTTCGATAGCAATTTTCCTTGAAGGAATTGCATAATCGAACCGCCATTTTCTTGTCGGATGGAACTTGAATTCGGGAACGATTTCTTCACCAATTTCTTGTGATATTAATTTGAGATAAAGTGTGTAATCCTTCATTATATTTCTTCAAATTCACCGTCAATTATCGCTTGTTGCTTGATACGTTCATCTAATTCATCGTCAGTAATTTCTATGTCCAAAATAATCGGTTTACCGTCTTTATTAGGCATACAGTTACTTTGTATCAACTGCCTTTGATATATGCCGTTAAAGTCAATAAAAATATCGAAATAGAACGTTTTGTCATTATCAAGAGAATTTACTTTTGTTATAACGATATTCATATCTTCATACGATGAATTTGGAAGATATTGTGATTTAAGATTATTGCAATACGTTTGAACTTGGCTAAAAGTAGGCTTTTTGTTTAGTTTGAAAAATTCGAGTAGCCAAGACTGTATTATCTTACATTTTGATTTCACTTGTTCGTTGATATTCTCTTTTAACCAAGTTGTAAACGTATCGTATGCTGTTTTTTCAGCTTCTACATAAGCATCGTGGTTTGATTTTTGATTTACTATTCTCATTTTTGTAAATTTTAGTTTTCCAAAATTATTCATATTTCTTCTGAAATAACTATAACTTACAAAAAACGTAAGGACTATATACACATTAACGGTACTCCGCTTTCTTGTTTATTTTCATAGTAAGCAAGCATTTGCTCTACCCATTCGTCATCACGCTCTTGGTTTCTTGCTTCCCAATCAGCGTAATCTTGTTCTGTAAATGTTCCCATAGCGTTTATATTTAAAATTGTTTATCCTTCTTTGTTAAAAAAACTTATCATTTTTTCTTTCCTTTGCGTATATTAAACGACTTGTATGTTGCATTCCATTCAAACTTTTCACAAGGGTTAAATCCTTCCTTATATACATTGGGACAAGGGTGACCGTGTTTGTCAAAATGTTTTTTGCAACCGGCACAAGACCTTTCTGTTTTTGATTTTCTCATTTTTTTTATTTGTCATTTGGTTTTGGTAATTCTTCACAAACTCCTATTTTATGTCCAGACCGTACAAGTTTGAACAAATAGTCATCAAGTTTGTTACAATTAAATTTTACAATAGTATTTATTTTCTCTATTCCACATACCTTGGCAACAACATTGGCATCATCTCGAAGTGCAATGTAGTTACTGCCTACGTTGAATAGCAATATCATATTAGGATAATTCTCCTTGATTGACTTGTATTGGTTTTGAATTTGCTTTGCGTTCATTTAATCTTCCTTAATTTGTCAATAAAATTTGTTGCGTTTAATCCTTCTGATATAGCAACTACTTTTAAAGTGATGTTATCAATTATATAATAACGTTCTACAAGTGCGGCATATTCTTTTGCTTCTTTTAATGTTTTACACTCCATTTTTTGCCAACTGCTGTGATAATCATCTCTACACTGGTCTTTAATTGTGTAGTTTTTATTTATGTTTAAATAATGTAGTACATATCTCATAGCATTTATTTTTTATTTATAATCCGACATAGCCTATTTTGTATGATTCTCCTTCGGCATTTTTGTTTAAGCGTTTACAGGCTGCTTGTGCCTTTGATGGAGTTTTGTAGGTATCAAATACCCACTGTTCTCCGTTTTCTTCGATGCAGATAACTGCCCAATTATTTTCTTTCATAGTTAAATCTCCTTATAATTTTTTAGTACATTGGAAAGCCTGATTTTTCTTCAAACTCCTTTATTTTCTTTTTACTTGTGTTTTTGATAAGTTTAACTCTTGTTGCTGAATTGTTCGCATCTACGTCTATGTAATCCCAACTTCCAAATACTTCGTATGCAATCATATTTAATGCACTTGTAATCAAAGTATTTGAATCTATTGGCAGTTCATCTGATTGCAAATAGACGTATGCTTGACTGATATATTTGAAGTCCATATCTTTGAACAGATAAGGTATATCGTCATAGCCACAATATAAAAGCAAAGCAGCTATTTTTTCTGCAATTGTAGGATGTTTTTCTGGTTCTTCATCTACGTATATTTGTACAGGTGATTTTTTCATATAGTATTCATAATGAAGATTTTTACACCATCTATCGTTCAAGCCTTTGTCGTGTGATTGTAGCCATGCTAAATATTCGCTATCTTCCTTTATCAATCGTTTTTCTGCATCTTCTTTTTTACGAAATGCGTCAATTAGCCTTTCATCACTGTTTGACTTCTCAAATACGCAGTATAATTCTATCTCTTTTATCATTGTTTTTATATTTAGATTATTACAATTGTGTCGTTTTTAAATTCTTTTATTTCTCCACCTTGTTTCTTGACACAGAGCGTGTAGTTAATTCTCTGTTGGTTAGGCTTAATAAAGTAGCTATAACCATTGTAACGGAATGATTGATACCATTCCAAGTCTTGTATTTTTTTCTCCATAATTCTGTTATTTTTGTTGTTAGACAAATGTATTTATAAAATAAAAATGAGCCAATAGATTCTCATCGCTAAATGCGAACATATCATTTTGGCTCATTTTTTGTTTAACCTCTTTCACATTTACCGATTCTCATCGGGGGGCGCATTCTCAAAGGGTTAACCGAAATATTAAGCCCGACGTCATTAATTATGCAATATTGCTTTCAAAAATATTTATTTAGTAGTCAAATACGCAGTCAAAGTCTACGTTTTTGTTACCTGCGTTATATTCGTCGATTGCTTGTTTACAAATACAGTAATTCTCGCAGAATGCGTAAAATGAATCCTCTGATACTTCGTACCAAGAATGGTCGATGATAAAGAGGTATTCGTCTATGTATTTGGCGTTTTCCTCGTCTAAGAAGATTAGGAACTGTGCTTTGTTGAACTCCTTTTGTTCTTCTGTAGGAGTAACAGGATTTGTTGCAGATGCAACGTTTGTGCTGATAATGATTATTGCAAGTAGCAATGTTTTAACTAAGTTTCTCATAATAGTAAAATTTTAAATGGTTTGACAATAAAAAAGGAACGCAGTACGAATACTACGTTCCCTAACAATTAATTTAATTAATTAACAAACTATAAATAAACAACTACAATGTTTCGATTTGCAACGGTCTTGGTGCTTCGATGATATACGATTTCGTATCAGGTTTTATTTCCCAATTCTCGATGAATTCTGCCATTGCGTAACTTTGCGGCAAAATATTCGGGATTTCCATTGATTTAGCCTTGTAGAGATTAGTACTTGCATCATACATATCCCACAATGTAACTACCTTATTGTCGTATTTACGAAGCATAATTTCTTCTGTAAACTTATTGATTTCTCCGTTACCCAAAGGATATACGCCCTGTTGACGGATTCTTTCTTGCTTTGTGTCAATAGCAACACGCATACACTGCAACATTCCGATGAAAATATAGATTTGCTCTGTTGTCAATTCTACTTCTTTCATTTTCTCGATAAGTTTGCGTTGCTCGTACACTCTGTCACCGATTTTATCGAAATAACCGTCTACTAAGTCGATTACTTTTCTTGGGTCAGGACTATCCTTACGTGATACCTTTCCTGTTCCACGGTCGGAGTATGTCGCTGTATAGAAGTCCTTTGTGCCTAATACCATTTGGTTGTGGCAAATCTTGACGTTTGAGCCAACTGCAACCTGAATGCCTTTTTGGTGATATGCGATTGCAATGTTAGTCGTATAATTGTCATCATCGTAGTTGGTAATACGTGCATTTACGTATATTCGGTTCAGTTGTTGTGCCTTAATGTTGTTTATGCCGTATATTTTTTCCAAATCATCATCTCTGATTACTCCTGGTAGATTTCTGTTTCCGCTTTCTGCTGCAAAAATTTCCCAAATACCGATATTAAGACCGTGATTGTTTGCTCTTTCAAGCACTGCGTCGATGAAATCAGTGTGATATATTCCGCCTAATGGCTCTCCTGCGCCATTTTTCGGATGACGTGTCTGACGAAGCATTTCCATATTTAGGACGTTTACTTTGTTTGATGTCCAATCGAGTTCTGTTGTACTCATAATTTTATTTTCTTCCATATTATTGTTTTTATTGTTTAAATGTATTTAATTTCTTTTTCGTACTTGTGCTGATTGTAATTCAGCCAATTAATCCGATTTTCGTAGTTTTCACTTACTACGTGCTTAAATGTGTAGTTTTCAAAGGCAATTTCAGGTCTGAGGGGATGACCTTTTTACCAATACTTTCTTTTGTACATTGCTACACATTTTAGATAGTCTTCTTTGGTAAATAACTCTGGGCATAACTCTTTTACAGTTTTTCCCTTTGTTCCTTTCCCTCTGCAAATACAATTGGCGTATTGTTCTAGTACTTTTTCTTCTTGTGGAAGAAATTTAGTTTTATCCACATTATTGTACTTTTTTGTTTTCTGGTATATTTCGTAAGTTATTTTGTAGGCTAAATCTCCTAAGCACTCGCATTGGTAAAATGATTTAGTGCTTTCCTTAGTCTTATAAACATAAATATAGCCATCAAAATTAAAATCTGCACTACTCCAAGCCATATTATTTTGTTTATTGTTTAAATGTATTTAATTTCTTTTTCGTACTTGTGCTGATTGTAATTCAGCCAATTAATCCGATTTTCGTAGTTTTCACTTACTACGTGCTTAAATGCGTAGTTTTCAAAGGCAATTTCAAGTCGTGCTGCTATTTTAGCATATTTGTATTCTTCTTTTGTACTTGCTGCACGTGCATAACTCGAAATGCTTTGAATTTCATCATCTATGTTTGCTTTATTAAGTTTCTTGAAGATTCTGATTGCTGCTGAATATTCTCTAATATTTGCTTTTTCAATTTCTTCCTTGAGTTCTTGTTCTGCTGCAATCAATCCTACTTTTACTTCGTTTTTAATGTCGAGGAAATTTTTGGGTCGTTCTATGCTATTGAAAAAGCAAGTACAATCGAACTCTTGTTCTTCTCTTTTAGATAATTTATATTTTTTATCTGCATATTTCTTAAATATTTCTTTTATTTTGAGCCTGAGTTCGTAAATGTTTGAAATGTTTTCAATATATTGACTTCTGTTTTTCCACTTATAATACTCTCTTCTTGCTTCATCAATTCTCTTTATTTTTGCTTTAAAAGTTTCGTACTCTTCTTTGTCTTTGTAAGACCTTTTATAATCTTCGAGTTCTTTTCTTTTAAGAGCATCTTGATAATCAAAACCTTCGTAGTTTTGTGCCAACTCCTCAAATGAGGTCATCGGACTTTTTTTGTTGTTTTTCATATAGTTTATTATTTTTACTTTGTTTTAATTTTAAAAAATGCGGTGTGATTCACATCAGACCGCATCCGTAAAAAATAGAGAGTTGTTTAAAAAATTATACTAAATATTTATGATTCTCGCCTATCGTCTCCTCTTAATGCGAAATAATTATACTCTTTTAATCTGCTTACTAATCGTTCTCCATACTTTCTTTCTGTAATACAATCATCGGGAGTTAGATTTGATGTTATGAACGTAATAACGTTCTTGTCAGACCTCACTTCTAATATCTCCCTTAATACGTCAATCTTGTTTCCCATGTATTGTGAACTTTCAGGTTCAGTACCGAAATCATCTATGGAGATTATCGGAGCGTTGTACAGGGATTCAATATTTCCGCCATTTCGATAGATATTACAGAGTTCCTGTGCGTTGTAACTTACCCAGTTAGGATACACAGGCTTGTCGTTAATATAAAATATTTGATTATATTCTTTACAAAACTTCTTAAAGATTCTCATCAAAGTAGTTTTGCCTGTTCCGCACTCTCCTGCGATAAACAGTCCTTTATTCAATTTTCCTTCTTTCTTTTCTTTGCTATCAATAATATTACATAAAAATTCTTCTCCGAAATAATAACGAATAATATTCTCAATCACAAATTTGTTGTACTTGTCTATAACAAACTCTCCTATCAGTTTATCCCCGATAGCTTTGAACTTATCGAGGATTTCTGAGTTGTAATAATAATTAACTTTTCTGTATTTCTTTTCCATCGATTCTGTAGATTTTGTTAGTTCCGTTTAATACAATAAAATGTCCAATTTCGTCTTCTTCTATTCTTAAATCATTATCTATCAGAATTTTCTTAATTTTTTCTCCGTTTTCTTTCAATATTTCTTCAACATTATCAATCCATTTTATTCCAAATGATACTCCGTTATCATATCTTTGTCCTTTGTAAATATTATCTACATATATTTTACCATCTCTTTCTTTTATACTGATTGTTTCTACAACATCTAATTCTCCAACTTTTGGATGCTTTGCTTTTACTCCTACTGATATATAACACTCAATATTATTCGTCCATTTTTTAATAAAAATTGTTCTATTTAATATTTCGCTCCATTCGTGTCTTATTTCCATATTGTAGTCATACGACATTTTCATAAATAAATTATATAACATTTCTCTTAATGTTTGGTCATTTATCCCTGGGAAATCATCATAATATCCTACTAATATTTGTTTCGTATGTTCGCTTTTTAATATTTTTTGTATTTCTTCTGCATTCATTAGTACTTTACTTTTTTGAAGTTTATTTTGTCGTTGTTAACTTTCGTTGTGACTGTATTCGTTTTATTTCTTGTTATCCATGTATTTACAGCCATACGCCAATTTTTCATTTTGTTCTTCCCTATCTTCCAATCAACAGATTCATAATGATAAAAGAACTCTTCTGCATTAATATTTGCTTGTTTTTCTTTTATATATTCTTCTATTTCTTGTATTGTCGGTTTTTGAAATCTTTTAATTACTGACGTTTTCAGGAGATGTTTTCATATTGTATGCTTCTCTCATTTCTGACAAGCATTTTTCTTGATTTTCTGCCCATAATATATTGTATCTCTTTTTCTCTGTGTCATTGAATACGCCACTTAAATACATAGTTTTATATTCCTCTTGCTGCGGCGTTAATTGTTTTACTTCTTTTGGGCTTTCTTTTACAGGTTCATTTATTACTTCTGCTGTTGTTTCTTCAATATTACTTGCAGGATTATCGATGTAGTCAAATGTTTGAGTGTCGTAGTTTGTGATTACTGCTTGGTCTGAAATGATTGCCATATTCATTGCAGGAGATTTGATGCCGTAATGCTTTAATAAGTTTTTCAATACGGTTTTTTCTGCCATTACATTAAAATCAGTATTCCACAAAGATTTTCCATATTTATCATTTTTGTATGATTCAGAATATCTTTGGCAAAATGCTTTCATTTCTTCTGTTGTTACGAATAATGATTTTTCAAATCCCCATGTTGTTACAATAATAGCACAATATCCGATTATTTCTTTTAGGTTTTTCTGCTTACGTTCTTGTTTTACTCTGAATATTTCATATGGTTCTCCATACAGATAGTTTTTGTTTTTCAACTCATCAATTGACATAATGCTACAACAATTGATTGTCTTGTACTTTTCTGTTCTTAAACCTAACTGAATATATCCGTCTTTTCCTACTTGGAATTGTGCGTGACCTTTATACGGTATTACGTATGCGTTCCCTAATGATTTTTCTAACGGTAATCCTATCGCTGTTGCCTGTAAACCTGCATTGATAATCTCCTGTGGTGGGATATTCGCTAATCCTTGGTTATTATTTACCAATGCAATGATATTTGATATAAATTCTTGTGTTTTATTACCTATTACAGATTGAAGGTATGCATTCATACTTTTGTCTGTAATTGTAATTTCAAACTGCGATTTTTCTTTCTTTGCTAATGCTTCTGTTGCCATTCTTAATATTCTTTTTCTTGTTCGTAATAATAGTACTTTGTGCCGTTCTTCTTATTGCATATTTCGTCTTTAATCGGATGTCCTGCTTTTCTAAGGTCCGATATAATCTTTCTTGCATCTCCTGTGTCAATAAGACGATTGATGTTACAAGCTGTAAACTTTCTTCCTTTATTCGCCAGGAATAATCTTAGTGTCTTTTTTTTCTTCTGTTCCATACACGTGTTTTTTTAAAATTGGGTTAATAATAATCATTGCTCCATAAATCATGATTGCCATATAAGCGAGATTTCCCCATGTCGCAGGTTTATCGTCATATAGCAATATGCTTCCTACTATGATTAAACATATTCCGATTATGATGTTTATTGCTTTCATATTATTTAACTTTGATTGTAATTCTTGTTGTTGTTGTATAAGGCAATGTTCTTTCTTCTTCTTTGATTACCTCACCTGTTTCTTGGTCAACTATTGTCGTTTTGTAAGTTGTGCCTTTGTATTTCTTTTTAAGTTCGTCTTGCTCTTTCTTCAAATCTGCTATTTTCAGGCTTAAATTCGCTATTTCAGGAATTGAATTATAATCGTATGTCTTAGCATACGTCCTCGATATTTCAAGTCCCTTAAACTCGAATTTATCGCCATACTTGTCAATCTCGCTATTAACTTCTTCTTCAATAGCATTATCGATTCTTTCAAGTTCTTTCTTAATGATGTTACTTTTGGCTTTTACTTCGATGGCGTTGACCTCTCCATCTTTTACTGCTCTGATTATTTCGTCTATCTGACTACTTAACTCTCTTTGCAGTTCTTTCACTTCAACTTTTGTTAATTCGTTTTGCATCTTTTTATTGATTTAAATTCGTTGTAAATTAAATTATATTTTGTTAATTATGATTTACTACTTAATTATTTTGTAAGTTAGAATTACATATAGTATAATTATTAAATATTTTAACAATTTTTAACAAAAATAATTTGGTTTTTAAGAATTAATTTATTTTTTACCAAACTATATATATTATATTTAATTATATTATTTATATTTATAATTATACTATAATTTATTTATTATATATTATTTATTTTAAATATTTTATATTATTTATAGTTATTATATAATCAGTTTTATTATTATTATTTATTTATTATATTTATTATTTATCTTTCTTTATTTTTATTTATTCTTTTTATCTTTTTATTTTTTTCTTTTTGCTTCTTTTTCTTTCTTTTCTTTTTCTGTTTTTCTTCTTTCTTTTTGTTTCTTTAACAAATTTCGGTTTTTATTTTTTTTTTTTTTTGAAACTGCGAATTGTCTAAAAATCTAGTTTTATCTTCATCGCTTATAAACCGAATTAATCTGTTTTTATCTTTTCAACTTTAAAAGGCTTTGTGTATAATTTACACTTTCTTTCAAGTTTATTGTCTGTTTTGCTTTACCTTTTATCCAATTTTAGTGTGAGTTTTTAACCGTTAATCACGTCTACAATGTGTTGTGGATAGGTTTTTGCTATCTGTTTACTTAAAATTGGACGTTTTTGGGTTAAGTCGTTGATAATCAGTGAGTTACAAGGGTTGTAGAATAGATTTCCTGATATGCATATTTCGGATTTGCTGCAATTAATAATCTGCAAATCAGCAAATTGCGAATAACCAAAATAAAATCACCCAAAAAATAAATTTGTGTTTTGGAAAATGACATTTTGCACTTGCTTTTATTTTGTTTGATTTAAGACATTATTTCATATTGAGTGGATAACTTGTACCACTTTTGGAATAAACTGTCTTAAATGGCAAATTTCGGGGCAAATACAGCGAATGTCATTACGAACCGTAGTTGGCAAATTTGCAGTAAGCAGCGCAGATATTCTATACAACCGTAGGAATACAGATATTCTAAACTACGAATGTTGCTATCTGCAAAGAGGTAAAGGTTTGTTAGGGTTCACGGAACGCACTAAACTACTGAAATTTACTGCGAAAAAATACCGTCAAGTGGGAACTCGGCGGTATTATGCTGTTTGTTGGTTAGTCGTTTGATTCGATGTATTGTTTGATTTCATCGAGCGAGCCTACGGTAACTAATTGACCGTTGACGATGTAGTAGTACTGCACTTTGCCGTTGACTACTCTGTTTGTTGATACTATCATAGTTGTATGAATTAATTGTTAGACAATAAAAAACCGCCCCGTAATGATGATGTACGGAGCGGCAAAAACACTCTAACGGCAAAGCATAACTCTACCGTCAGTGTGCATTTAGTTAAGGAAGTCGTCGAACTCAACGTTCCAGCCTTGTTTTAAAGCACGTTTGGCTTGTAAGAACTTGGTGTAGCGGCGTTGGAATTTGTTCCAGTTCTCAATTGTGATGTCGTAAACAGAGTTGTCGATTAGCCATAAGAAGTCGTTGACTATCTCATAGTGACCGTTCTGTGACAATACAACCAAGAACTGTGCGTTATTGTACTCTGCCTTAACTTGGTTTGCATAAGATGCAGAGAATATTGGTTCGCTTTCTGTTGGTTCGGCTGCATAAGAAGCAGACATACAGTTCAAAACGATTGCAATGATAAATACAATTGCGAGCAAAATTTTAACGAGTGTTTTCATGGTAATTAAATTTAGAGTGTTTATAAATTTATTTAACTGTGAATAAGTTAATTGCACATTTTTCATAAGCTCATCAACGCTGACAAAAACGTGCAAAAGTCAGTACCGATGTATCACGAGAGTGCCATAATGCAGAATCGAACTGCCGAGAACAAAGGCTTATTACCAATGCAGCACCAACCTATGGCATAATAAAAAACCGTGTGGGCAACACTCCCAATCGTGGTTTCGCCGAAGCGTAGCACGATAAACTTTGCACGGTTAAAAACTGCACACTACAAAGCCGTGTGCAATGGCGTTAAGTTAGGCGACGACTACTTCTTACCTTTCTTGGTGGGAGCAGGAGTTTCGATTCCCTCGTCCTCGTCTTCCTCGTCAGAAGTCGATTCGGTTTCGTCGAAATTGTCGATGTCAGAGTTGTCGCTGATGGTAGCAAACGTGATTTGCGCACGTGTTTCGCCTTGGAAGTCGTATTCCTGAACGAAATAAACAACGTCAGAAAGGTCGGCAATTCGAGCGTTTTCAGTCATCTTGCAGATAACACGACCGAGACCCTCGAATTCGTATTTAACCTGAACGTTGCCTTCCTCGTTGCGAGAGTGCAAGTATTTTGCGACTTTCAAGAACTGCTCGTCTGCAGTAGTCTCGGCAACAAATCCGCCGACTTCGCACATCTGAGGTTTACCGCCAGTGAAGGCTTTCATTACACGTTTGGGATTGGCGTACTTCAATTCAACTGTCTTAACTTGTGCCATAATAGTAACGGTTACAATAGAAACTCTAAGAGAACGCCGACATTGAACGTTCAAAAGTTTGGGCGTTTTTGGTTATACAATAATTTATTTTCAATGCTAAAAGAGGGAAAAGGATTTTAGGGTTTTATGTTTGCCTTATCCTTTGGTTTATTAAAAAAGATTTTGTCTGTCAACAACAGGACTTTGTTAGCAATGGCTGTTGATACCAATATGTATGTTTTTTAACTCACAACATACAGTGCGGCTAACATCTCTGATTAGCAGTCACCGCTACTTTTTATTACACGTTGGCGGTTCTACGTGCGGCAGTAAGAATTACTTTTTGGAATTTTCTGCCGAATTTCGATTCCAAAAAGGAGACGGGGGGATAAATCCCAATCTCAAATGATGGTGGCGGATTATAGGGGTTTATTCCTCTCTCTTACACATACACTCCTCATCGTCATAATAACTCCTATACAAAATTATCCTACAACCTCGTATTTAGCCAATTTTAAGCCATAAGACAAGATATATTATAGAAGCTGATAAAATGTTCGTCTTGTGAAAAATAATTGCTTAGAAAAGAGAATTAAACATATCGAGGATATGCTCGAAATGACCAATTTTATATATGATTTACGTCCAATTTTGTTGATTAAAATCTGCAAACAAGTGATATACAAATAGATAAATAAGTCCAATTTGAGATAACGTTTTGCTGATGATAGCAATATGATGGATAGATAAATTTATATCAATTTCCTGACGTCAGGAGAATGATAAGAAAGTATAATGTGTAAGAAGTGCTTACAAGTTGTAGGCAAATTAGATTTGTCTTAAAATCAAATAAGGAATTAAGTGAGTTATAGGTATTTGATAAGAAAGTTCTCTTAAAGTTATCTTAAATATCAAATAAATAAACAAGTTAAGACAAATGAATAGTGATAAAAAAATGCCACAACTAAATGAATAGAAGTGGCATAAAAAATAAACACTAAATGGCGATGATGTGAATTTTAGAAAGGTATATTGTCAGAGAGTAGATAATTTTTACGATTAAGTTTACCTCCGAAGGCTACAAGGCTTAGTACATTTTGTCTTACTTGGTTATTTTGTACTTGGGCTGCGTTATTGTTGGCAGATTCAAGTTGAGATGCTTGTTGCCAGTTGTGGTAATCTACGGCAAAATCTTGGGAGTTTTGAGCTGTAGAAATCTTTTTACGTTCTCTTTCTCGTTTATTTTTACCTGAAATAGCACCAATACCTGAAGATACTAATCCGATAGTACCACCGATAATAGCACCTGCGACAGTTCCTACGACATTACCGATACCAGGGACGACAGTGCCTAATGTAGCACCTGCTGCTGCACCCATACCAGTTCCTTTTAAGGTAGATAATCCTACATTTTTAGCATCACTACCAGTTTTAAGGTCTTTTTGGGAATAGATACCGCTATCAAATCGAGTTATAGTGTCTAAGTCAGTTTGACCAGCCGTGTAAGATTGAATAACATTATTGGCTTGTTTTTCATTTTCTTTGAGGATGTTTAAAGTTGATTTAGCTTTACCCTTATTAAAATTAGATGCTCCACTTTTGTATGAATCAATACCAATATCGATAGCTGCTTTAGCGGCAGCTGCATAAGGAGATATTTTAGCTGCTGCGTCATTGATAGTATTAAAAGTACTTTCAAAGTTGCCAGAGCCAGAATTATTGTTGACAGCGAGAGATTGGAAATTATTGTTATTCAAATTGATATTATTAAACTTATCAGTAGGAATTTGATTAACCATATAATTCCCAGTCATTCCACCACCACCACCGAAGAAACGTTTATTTAAAAGATAGTTTGTCATATTTCATATTATTTAGAATAGTATTCTCTTATATCGACTAATCGGTTGATAATTTCTTTAGTCCATCTTTTAATTAGAACTGAGAAATCATCTGATTTAATAAATTCATGTACATTCATTGAGCAAATCATACAGCGTAGTTTCTCTGATTTAACCATTATGTACATTTCGGAACGAGTTATATGGTTAAAAGAAATCCAAATGATTACTTCATCGTAAATTTTTTCGAGAATATATTTAGTTTTTAATTCATCGAAAGAAGGATATTTGGCTTTAATTATACCATAAAGACCACTTACGTAATTGTACGTAAATTCCATTTGCTGTCTTAGAATTGTCCTTTCTTGTTCGTTACCGTTTAATGTTACAAAAGGAGTGTGAATTTTAAGAAAGTTACCCTTTATAAGAAGGACTACAATAATAACAATAAGTAATGAGAAAATCAATACTTGAATTGAATTATCGCTTGATAATATTACTTTAATAGCTTCCCACATTTTGTTTAATGATTTTTACAATTGCACTTTGGACATACAGCTATTGCTACTGCCTTATACATATTCTGTCCAATTTCTCCTTGAATATATGCTGCCTTCTCTGATTTTGAATCATAGCCAAATTTGCTGCAAATATGTTCGGAAAGATGTTTTATTTCATGAGTTACAGTATTGAACATCTCATCGAAAGAAGTTGCCTTAGAAATCAAAATAATGGACATACTAAGGTTTTCGTTTGATATTATATAACCTGTGTTCGGATTAACCAAAAGTTTTATAGCATTGTTAGCATCTTCTACACTTAATCCAAATGCAAGTAATGAACCGAAAACTTTAGATAGTTCTTCTTCTGTTTCAATATTATAAAACACCATAGTCCACCATTTTTCTGGTATTTCTTTCTCTATGTAAAATCCTTGTTCAATCATAATTTATATATAAAGCCGTCAAGCAAATTGATGATTCGCCTGACGGCGATGCAATAAACAAATTAACTAAATAATATGAAAAAATTATACACCATCATTTCCTGATACGTTTGTAGCCTGTGTTTGACCATTATCAACAACATCCCATTTGTATTTAATATAATTGATGTTTTCAATGTTAATGTATTTGTAATCGTATGTTCGCATATATTTTGTTACAAACACATTATTTATAAGTTCTGTTGGTTGTTTGATTTGTGGAACGTTTTCAGCTATAACTAAAAAGCCGTTCATAATTTGAGGATTAACAAGGAAATTGTTGTTCTCATCAAGCTTAAAAGTCAGTTCAGTGTTATCTTTCAAGAAGATAGACAAGATAATATTTTGACCTGAACGCTTATTAACGATTCTGCTTAATTCTTGATTTAATAATGCTACAATGTTTTCTTCTGTTACCATAATTATAATGTTTTAAGAGTTAAATATATTCTTCCCAATGAATAGGTATGCCCATCACACACATTTTTGCTACAAAACATTCAAGAACAGCTTCAGGTTTGCAATCAGGGTCGAGCAACGTTTCTTTAACAAATTGTATTCTTTGAACATCTGTAGTTAGTGTTTTTGGGTAGTCTGCGTAAGACATATTATACAAATACCAAGCTGAATAAATATGTTTTTCAGGAATTAAAACATTATTAGCTTTAAACAAGTTCTTCATAGATTCCAAACTATGTACCGATAATGGTTTAAGCTCATCCCCTACTCTCATATTATTAATAGCCCATTCTGCAAGTTTCTTGCTAAATGAGCCATGATGGTAATCTTCATAAACTAATCTTTCGTCAGATACAAAATTTCTCATTTCAATATAAATAAAATGTCAGGCGGAATTAACCGCCCGACTGATGAGTAATTAGATTGTTACATATATCGACTGTTCTCAGACTTAGCATCTTCTAAACCATGCTTATAGCCTTTCTCATAACCTTTTTTACATCCTTCTTCATAGCCCTTTTCATAGCTATCTTCACGGAAATTTTCTGTTGATTGATGTCCGCTACGCATTTGTCTGCGCATATTTTCGAACATTTCTTCTTGTCCTTTTTCGTTATTGATTATTAAGTATCCCATTTTATGATGTTTTTTTTGAAATTAATTCCTTTAAGATTGATAATGCTTCATCCAATTTCTTATCGGTATCTTGTTGACGTTGTTGCAAATCAGATATTGTCTTATCTCTGTTCTTTTCCTCTTTGTATCGAGGATTCAGGATTTCGATAATGCTTTCTAACTCTGTTTGTTCTTCCTTGCGAAAATCATATAATTCGATTTCTTTCTTGTTTGCCGTCAATTTGTCATTAGCAGCAGAAAGAATAGCATCACGACTTCCTGAAAATATATCATTCCCTCGTTCAGCGATTTCGATATTTGAAGGAATATTGTTAAAATATTCGTCAACATCGTTTATAGAAACCGTAAGATTAACACAACTTTGGAAATTGTTATTAAACAAATTTGGTGTCGTATTATATGGCGGAGTTGATTGCGTTTTTGCTTTAATAGTACCTATAAGGAGTTTGGTATGTCCAGACTTACGTAGAACATAAAACTGATTGCCAACTAATAAAGAATTAAATTCCATGTTTATAAATTATTTTTACTGTTATATAAAGTCCTCATGTCGAAATTTATTCAAAAAATCAACATGAGAACTTAATCATGTCGATTGTTTAAACATTAGTTATAACGTTTGTACTACTTGCAAAATACCATTATTCCTGTCGTTAAATATTAACAGAACACCTGTTCCTGTAAGATTTTCTGCTGTAACAGATTCTCCACCAAATGTTGTCAAAGGTCGAGTTATTCCATTTAAAGTGAGATTAATAGGAAGTGTACTTGTTGTTCCAGTCGGTATTGCTGATGATAGTCTCAATGCAAACAGTCCGCACGGTGGTAATTGTCGCCATCCCATAACAATCTCAACTGCTGATGTATTAACATTAATAGTTGTTGAAGAAAGATAAGGGATTCCTCGTGTGTTAGTTGTTATATTTTGACAATTCATAATCTATTAAAATAATATGTTATTACCGTAATAACCACCACCTGTGTATGCTCCTGTGTTAATTGCTTGTAACTGCGGATATTGAACAGGAACGGTAGGAAGTTGTTTTGCTGCTATCTCGTTTACTTTTGTCTGCAACGGTGCAAACAAGTTGTTTACATAACCAAGGATTTGGTTAGTTTGATTAGAGTTGTCAATCTGCAATCTCAATTGTGTAATAGTATCAGCTTGTGCGTCAATCTTAGCTTGCATTTCACGTTCTTTTAGCGCACAGAATTGGTTGTCAATAGCAACTGTTTGTGCGTTGATTGCTTGCAGCACTGCGTTGTTGTTACGGTCTGCTTGTGCGCCAAGTTGATTGGTTTGCTCAAGTGTTCTGATTTGAGCTTCATAACCTTGCTGTGTGGTAAGCAAACGGTTTTCGCAGCAGCACTGTTGCAACTGAGATGCTAATGCTGTGTTACCTGATTGAATAGAATTAATAACTTGGAGGGTACTCATTCCTTGCTGCGCACCAATTGCTGCCAAAGAGTTCTGTACGTTCTGGATAGCAGTATTTACTGTTGAATAATCTTGACCAAGCATGTTGGCAAGATTTTGAATTGCACTACGGCTTGCTTCTCCATTAGCATTGATAGCGTTCATTATCAATTCTCTTCCAGAATCGTTGTTAAGTTGATTAGAGATGAAACCTGCGCCATTAGCACCACCGCCAAAGCCGCCGCCCCAACCGCCATTGTTCCATCCGAACATCGATGCAATAATTGCGAAGCCCAGAATATCAATGAGATTGGTGTTACCATTCCCGAAAAAACCATTTCCATTGCCGCCAATCGGGATTGAGAACGGAATAGAACCAGATTTGTTGCCATTATCAGGCAAAGATATAACTTCAGACATAATACTTATTTTTTTAGTTGTTTAATTATTATTTATTTGTATTACAAATTTAATTGAAATATAAAATAATTCTATATGTATTATTTTATATGTAAGAATTAATTACAAATTTTATTGACAAATATAAGTAATACATTCACCGTCAGCATAGCCACTTGTTACGATTATTTGTGTCTGTGTGATTTTAATATGTTGTCCGTTTGTGATTGATACTAATGTGCTATCAGGCTTTGGTATGTCAGATGGCAAGGTGTAAGTACCTGATATTCCTACCGATAATCTTAGCGTACAAACTTTGCCATATTGCGCTAATGTATAACCGCCACTACCGAGGGTGCTTGACCCACGGGATACGCTCGGAGCGCCGCTGCTTGGCATAGTGAAAATTAAAGTTTTGCCTCCAGCCGTTAATTTGTACTTCCCTGCGTGTGCTAACGTGATTGTGCTTGTTCCTGTGTCCGTGGCAAGTGTTAGACTATGAGTGTGATTGCCTTTTGCGGCTGTTGTAGCTGTTGTGCCTAATTCCAAATCGCTTGTACCCGCGCCTATTGCGGCTCTGAATTTGTCGGGATTGGCAACGCTATAATCTGTAGCATTAAAGCCGATAGCCCCATTGCCGTCTTGTAACCACAATTTAGTACATGTCGTTCCGTTTGCTTTCGCTATAATTTCGTTAGCGTCTATCTCCATATGCGCTTGCGTATCAGTTCCACCAACAATTAGGGCTGGTTGGTTGTTAGCTGTTCCGCTTGCGTCTTGTGTGCGAGATAGTATAAGCGTACCTGAAACAGTGCCACCTGCAAGTGGCAAGAAATTACTACTATCAGCAAGTTGCCCCCAAGATGTCCAAGTATCATATACTGAATTATTCTTTTGTCCTGTTCTTATATAAACAGAATTATTTTTACCAAACAAAATTTGATTTAAATAATCATCATTGCTACCTACTGTTTGTACAATCATTCTAAATCCACATGTAACAGGACAATTAGAAAGGCTTGATGCTATTGTTGAATAACTATTGCCGCCTGTCGTTCCATATGTTCCCGGTAATATTACATCATCTAAATCAGTACCTGATGTTATAGCAATTTCTCCTGTTGAATCTATTGTATGAAATTTACCTCCTTGTGCAATTTCACCTGAATTAACATAAACAGGAGATACCAAAGAACCAACAGTATTAGTAGGTAATATATTAGGAGATTTAATTTCAATAAAATCTTGCCCCATTGGTCTATAATACGCATAACCTGTAAATTTATCAATTATGATAGCAATTGTATTATAATCACTAATATAAATGTTTTGCTCTAATATCAATACAAAGTCCTGTTCTTGTTCGCTATATATATATATATCTTTTTTACTATTAATATTATCTCTATATACTGCACCATCAACTCTTGGGAATGTAATATCGTTATTTATAAAATCTGGACCATTACCATAGTATCCATCGTAATCAATATGCAAACTTGTAGGACCTGTAATAATTCCATTTCTTACATACTGATAAAACTCTTTAGTTCCATCAATTATAACACCATAACAATATATAACACTATTGTAAAAAGATATAGTTTTATCTGTAGTATCATTTGTTCTGAAATTCTTTGAAACATCAGAAAAAACGTGATTTACAACTTTAACTGTGATTTCTGCATTACCAATTGTTGGTTTATTTAATATATAGTCAACTTCACTTGAATCAGATTGAGCCCAATCAGATTGGACTTGTGCTGGAGGTATAGTTGGCGTGTTTGATAAATCCGAATAACTTCCAGTAGATGCTACAGTTGCTAAATCTGTAATATCAGATGATGTATGAGTATGACTAATATCAGCAAATTCGGTGTCTGCTTCTGTTTTGGTATAATAATTTGATAAATCAACAGATGTGCTTCCAATCAATTCCCAGTGAGGTGTTGCTACTGTTGATATATATACATACTCATCATATGTATTTGTTGATTCACTACTACTATTTGGTACTAAATAAATTGTTGTACTTGATATATCTTGCGTAGGCAATGATTGAACAACTGTAAACCTTAGATTAGGAGCAATCATTGTATCGATTACATCTTTTGTGTAGTAATATGATAAATCATTGACTGCCTTTGTTATGAATCCTGAATCGTTATTAAGGTCTGATGTTTTAGTCGGAACTGTAATATTAGCTATCTTATTAGTGTTATCATTAGCTGAAAAATAGACTATATCAGTTCCATTTTTTTGAATTAACAATTGACCATTATTAACTTGTTGAGAAGGTTGAACATCCCATCTTTGCCAAGAAGGTTCAACAATTTCAATGTCAAGCAATTCACCGTTTTCATCATACAAAATAGGAACTGTCATAGTAATTTCTTCTGTTGTAGTCCCTGATGTAGCCGTTGTAGGAGAATTATAGTGAAAATTGTTATAATATCTAATTCTGCTGCTTTGAGAATAAGAATCAGATGATATACTAAAATAGCCATATTCTCTTCTAAGTTCTGTTGCGACATCAAGTACTAATGATGTAGTTTCTCTAATAAACAGAACTTTGCCATCTAATGATATTAGTTTATATGCAGCATTTTCTCCATATCCACCACTTCCGCCACCATAAAATACATTATATTGATGTTCGTCTATTGTACAAGAAAAACCGCATAATTCTATCTTCTCTCTATAATCGTTCCACGGTGAATAAGGTAAGTCAGCGTCATCACATAATTGTTTATATATTGCTACTGCTTCTGTAATTGTGTTTGCTGAAATATATTTTTTATTTTTAATTGTCGGTCCACTATCAGAAGGTGTAGTTTGCAATGCAGCATATTCGGCAGAATTGTTTACAAGAGAAGTATATTCAAATGGTAAATTTATAACCCAGTATAATGCATCTATTACACCTACTTTGTCATCAACTGTTATTGTATCATTAACTTTAACAAGAGAACCATCCACAAACCAGTTAGATGTAACAAGTGGACCACTGTCCGAAGATTCTACAACTGGAGAAGTCCAATCATACCAACTTGCATTTTCACCCATTTCTGAACTAAATTGATAGCCTGTTTCTTCTGTTCCGTCAGGGAAATGGTATGTTATATAAGTAGTGTTAGCAGGTATTGTTATTGTAGTATACTCTACAGTTGACCCACCTGCTATTCTTTTATAAAAATAACCGTTGGTGTAATCATTGTTTGTTTCGCCGATATATTCAACAATCTCACCATTTGGAGCATTTGTATAAGAATCTAAATCATCAACTTGTTTTACAAACTTTCCGTTGATTTTCAGTTGATTTGAATCGTTCTTACCGATACCCCATGTAGCATTGTCATAAAGAACATTAATTGTATTATTATCGATGTCAACACAATCACCTTCTGACATTTCTTGTTGTAAGCCGTCTATAATAGAAGCTATTGATATACGCTGCCATTGTGATGAAGAAGTATCGTTACGGTGCTTAGCAATGATTTCTTTTTCTTCACTATCATATGCCAATTCTGTAATTGAATCTTCTGACGGCAAATCAATAGTATTAGATTCGTATGTCTTTTGCCCTATTGAATCAGTTAGTGTTACTTTAATTTTGTAATCTTCTGTTAGTGTCAAAGACAAAGTTAAACCGTTTATTCTTGAAGTTAATTCTTCGTCTTGAATGTCGTATGTGTTATTCTCAACTACAATATGTGCTAATTTATCCGCCATAATTATTCTTTATAAGGTTCTGTATTAGTTGGTTTTGGATTGATAGTAAGTGTTTTTGTACCTGCATTATAAGTACTGTTATAAAGCTTGTCGTTGTCGTCTTTAATAAACAATAGAAGTTTGTTATATGCTTGTATAAATTCATTTAATGTAGGTACTGACAAATCTACATTTCCATCATTATTTTTCGGTATATCAATACCTTGGATTGAAATTGAAATAACTGCAAGTTTCATCAGGTTTCTTAATTCAGCAAACCAGTTAGCACCTGCTTCTTTTACACGTTCGACAAATCTTTTATAACCTATGCCAAAATATAATGGATAAGATGGTGATATAAAAATATCTCCTGTAAGACAGCATTTGTGGTCGTTGACACGCAAAGGCAATATACACGATTCACCAAGCAAGCAATATATATTTCGCTCGATTAACCGTATATCTTTATCTTCAAGATAACCATCTAAGTCAAACATCATCATATCACGCATGGTTATTACAGCGAGTACTTTTAAAACTTCTTTCTCGTTGTAATAACCGTACTCGTCGTAATCCTTTAGTAATACTTCAAAAGCGTTAAATAATATCTCGTCCATATATTTTTATCTACAATTACAGCCTTGATGATTACCATGAGAACCGCAAACAATGTGTTTAAAGTGCTTATTATAAATTTTAATTGCTTCCAAAATATTCCTTGTCCTAACTGATACAAGGAATGCTTGGTAATGCAAGAACTTATATAAGAAATTTTGCGGTACTTCACATGTGTTGTTCAATTCTCTTGACCAAGCAAGAAAGTCATTATAAAGAGGTTTCATCCATATTACACAACCTGCGACAAGTTCGATATTTTCACAGCAATCTGCAGGTGGTGTATCTGCATTAGTTCCACCTGCTTCAAGATAAACTACGAACATGTTAGTTTGCAAAGATGCATCTATACTTTCTTGTGGTATATCAATTTTTAGTTTTCTAACACGTTCAACGTTGTCTATCAATGCTGTTGCATTTTGTTCGTCTGCAGCATCTTCAATCGTAACAGTATGCTCATATACGGTATCTTCTGACGGACCAGTACTAAGATAACTGTCATGAGTATCGATATATATCTTATCAATATAGCGATTAACAAATGCGCTGTCACCAATAATTTCGGCTTCTATGCGCATCTTATCTCCTGTTTTGTTTATATTAATATTGTTTATTTGTATCATGGTTTTAAAACTCTTAAATATTCTCTATCTCCTAAATGTTTGAATGCACTATCAAAGTCCGTAGTTCTTTGAATAAGCGTATTCCACATTCTACCGATAGTTTCCATTTCTGAAACGCTCGGTAATGTAAGTTCACTTCCTAACGCTGCTACCGCTAACGCATATTGCTGTTTCTTTTCATTATAAACTACTTGAGGAATTTGCGATAAATCGAACAATATAGCAAACTCTTCTTTTTGAATGAACAATTCTAATGCTCTAAGGAAAACAGGATTATCCAGTATCATAGGATAACCGTCTTTATCAATAGGCAATGCTTTATAAGCAATTTCTACCTTACCATGCCTAAATGATACTACAAGGATATTGCCTTGTGTTTTAAAACTCAAATCTGAACGCTCGTGTCGACACTTAGGTAAAAATGAATCTGTCATACTTCTTAAACACAATTTTGATTTCAAATCACGTATTTGTATAATTTGAATCAAATCACAAGGCAACAATCCTTTGTAATCTTTTATTTCGATAATTTCGTCTTTATCAAGGAACATTTTTGGTAGACCAACTAACCTGAAAAAGTCAAGCACATATTGTACTACTTTCTCAAAGGAAATATCAGCAAGGTAAGGATGCCGTTTGCATCTTGCTACTATTTCATTTATTGATATGTAATTGTACTCTTGTATCATAATGCAACAAAAATAAAGTATGATAATGACAATATAAAGACACAAAACAATTCTGTAATATATTCTTACAAAATACATAAGGATATTGTAATAGATTTAATAAATATCGATTTTTGTGGGAAATACATAAAGTTATGGCAGGAAATAACAAATATAAATTTTTCGGTAATGAGCCAAATAATCCGTATTATCAAGCGATGAAAAATGCAGGTATGTTTGATTATTATCCGAATTATAATAACTCAAGAAATTCTTACGCAATGTCGCAAATGACACCTGTAAATAGAAATAGCAGGTATGATTTTGCAATGATGCAAATGCCATTCAACTACTCACGTAAACTTAATGATTTCGATGAGGAAAATGAATGGGCTAATAATTATCAGATTGCAAGAAACAATAATCCGTATGACTATTCTGTCAATATGAGAGCAACAACACCTGTTTATGGAGTTAAGACTAAATCTTTAAAAAATCCTAAAGAAAGTGATAATGGACAGAAATCATCTCTATTACGCAGAGTGTTCAATAACAGAGATAAAGATACAAATAGTGAACAAGGTGATTTGTTCTATAATATTTCAATGGCTTTAGATAAGGCTAAATCGACATTAAAAAATGCTCCTTTATATGATAGCATTTTCGGATATTATCAAAAGAAACAAAATACTCCTGATTATTCAGGAATAGAAAATGCTAAAAATTATGCAATGCGACAAACTCCTGTAACAAGAGCAAATCCTATGCACATTATGGGAAGATTGAAAAACAATATATATGATTATCTTCCTGTCGCAAATCAGATAAGTAGTCAAACTGCAACAGCACAAAATCTTGCATCTCGGCAAGGCAGTGGAAATATGAATATGTTAATGAGCCATATTTCCAATTTGCTCTCTAACACATCACAAAGAATAGGTAAAGCAGCATTAGAAGCTTGGAAAGCTAATGAAGCAAACCGTATGGCAGTTGCACAAGAAAACAGACGAGCAGACGAAGCTAATGCTACAGCTGAAAATAATGCAGAACAAAATTATATCAATACTCTTAACGCTCAACGTGCAGCAGATAAGCAACTTGGTTATAATGCATTATCAAATTATGCACAACAGAAATACAATATGCAACAGCAATATAACCGAGAACTTGACAAAAAACGAGACGAAATTGTTACTAACCTTGGTAGATTTGGTCAAAATGCGTTTGATGCTGTTACTGCGAATAGTAATATGGCTAATGATTATTGGCGTGATGATTTTGGTCAATTGCATCACAAACAAGGTGCAACAGGTCATCGTTGGAACGGCGAAGATTTAAGTACAGCAAATAATTATAAAGATATGTATGATTCAATTTATAATAGTTTGGATGATAATGCAAAAGCAGAATTTGATAAAATGTCAGATATAGAAAAGAAGAACTATATATTGAATTTAATTAAGAATAATAATAACGGACAAATAGTTGTAGGCTAATGGCACTCATTGAAAGAGTAGATTACGATGCATATATGAAACCTCTAAGAGAGGTTCAAAAGGTACATAATGATACGTTAGCGGATATGGCAAATATGTCAAGCCAATCCGAAATACTTGATTATTATCTTGACCCGACAAGAGATGCAGCATCATATAATTTGTATAATAACTTTAAAAAGGAATTTAATACAAATGTAGATGATTTTGCCAAAAATGGGTTGACACGTAACAACGGAGCAAGATTACTTAATCTTCATCGTAATTATAATCAGAATATTGCTAACGTTCTTGATGCAGTTAAGAATAGAGAAACAGAAAGAGCTGAACAACATAAATTGTATCAGCAGTCTAACGGTCAAGTTGTTTTTGGTGCTGGTCAAAATGCTGACGAAAAATCAGTTGATGATTATCTACAAGGTAAAAAAGGTTTCGTTTTCCAAGACCTTGATGAAGTGCAAAAGTCTGCTAAGAACTTTGCTGCGGCAGCATCGAAAAGAAATTACAGTAATAATATAGCGGATGCTGTCAGAGCATTAGGTAATAATTATTATCACGCTCTTGAAAAAGAAGGATATAACAATGCTGATTCCTATAAAATTATAAATAATTTACTTAATCAAACCGAAAATATTATTGATAATAGTTATAATCTTAATGATGATAATCCAGAAGGTAATCCTGCCGATTTCATTCGTAATATGCGAGATGAACTTAATCGTAGAGGAATCGAGAATTATTCAGAAGAAGATAGAAGAAAACTTATTCAATCATATATTAACGGTATTGATGAAGGTTTGTCGTATAAAGAAACAAATCAATTTAAAGATACTCCTGAAATGAGAGCAAGAGGTGCATCTAAAACAAATGTAACAATAGCACCAAAAACAGAAAAAGTAGACCCGACTGATTTTAATGAAAATGAGATAGGAGTTGCTTCATCATTTGAAGATGAAAGTAGTGATAGAAAAAGAAATAGATTAATAGAAGATTTGTCATTACCAACAAATTATTGTGTAACACAAGTTAAAACAGTAGATGGATATGCACAAAGACTTTCTACACCTCAAGAATATGCTCAACAACAATTCGATTTCAGAGTTAAAAGTGGCGAATATCATACTAAAACAGATGACAAAGGAAATATTATAAAAGACGAAAAGGGCAATCCTATATATTACAAAACAGTAGTTACAGGAGCTAACCATTCAGGTAACGTTAAATCAGAAGAAGTTGTTGTAACTCCTAAATTAGATGATAAAAAACAAAAAGAATATGATGATTATGTAAATAATCTTGCTAAGAATTTCTATTTAACAGAAGCACAAAAGAATGCTATAAAGAATGGTGCTTTCATAAAGCCTATACTTGAACAAGCATCTAAGGAAATTTCAAATATGAAGAAAGCAGTAGCACAACCTACATATGAATTAATTATACCAGGAGACCAAACAGGTGGAGTTCTTGAAATGACAAGAAATAGAGCAAAATCTGGTAAATATACAGGTGCGCATACTGGATTAAAATATAATCCATATACAGGAGAATATTCATTTACCGATATTGTTGACAATTCTACACTTGATGAATTTTATGATGCTCCAGGTGCTAAACAAAAAGGTATGTTATTCCAACTTGTATATGCACCTATGACATCTACAGACCAATATGGAAATGTTAAAGGTGATATTTTCCAAGTAGCATTTTGTTCTACTGCTTGGGATGAGCCAATATTTTTCCCATTATCTGCTTTTTCGTCTGCAAAAAATTCGGCAGAAACAGCAGAAATATATAAGGCTCAACAACGGTCAAAAATTATGATTGATGCATTAAAAGAACAACTTGGCGTAACCAATGATGCAGAACTTATTGATGAGATTAACGAACAAATCAGAATAGGAAAACTACAACAAGATTTCTTGAAAAAACAAATATTAAGAAAAACATCAGAAAGAGGTCAAATAAAGTCTAACAATCAATTTAAAGATATTTTTGATGCTGATATTTCAACATTAGAACCTGTAAAATATAAAAACAAACAATACAATAAACCAAAACAAGAAGTTGAAGAAAGCAATGGCGAAGAAAATTAATGATAATTCAGAGAATGCAACAACAATTGATATTTTAGAACAAGCGAAAAATATCAATCAACAAACTCATAATTACATAGATTGGAATCAGAAAACAGGTCATATGCTTTCTGATAAATCTTTCAGTGATACAGAAACTCTTGAAAATGATTGGGGAAGTTTTGGACAATCATCACACGATAATACTTCGTTTAATCCAAATTATAAATCTGGCGACCTCAATGAAATGAGAGCCGCAGACCAAGGGTTCGTAGAAAAAGTAGGTCTTGGTGCAACAAAACTATATACAACAGCAGCAAGCACATTCCTTGATAATACAGTAGGTTTTCTTTGGGGAGTAGGTTCTGCAGTTGTTAATGGTGATGCAAGTAAAGTTTGGGATAACGACTTTACTAATGCAATGCAAGACTTCAACGAATGGTGTGACGAACAAATGCCGCATTATTCATCTCAATATGAAGGATATGGTCTTGACTTTTGGGGTAACTTTATCGGTAAAGTTATTCTTCAAAATGCAGGTTTCCAAGTTGGAACAGGTTTATCAATGTTAGTTCCAGGTGCATTTATGAAAGTGCCTGGACAAGCGATTAAAGGTACTAAATTGCTATCTAACTTTCTTAAAACAGGTAAGGCAATACGTACAGGCAATGCAGCAAAGGACCTTGTTTTAGGCACTTATGCAGCAATAGGCGAATCAACAATCGAGGCACTGCAAAACAAACGTGATTTCGTTAAATATCAAGAACAAGTTGCAGATGATGAGTTTAGACAAAAGCAGCAAGAACTTGATTATGAATGGCGACAGGTAGTAAATGAAAAATATAACGGAGATGAAAATGCCGCACGTCGTTCGATGGACTTTAATGATTATTTCAATAAGTCACAAGAACTTAAAGCAGAAAGGCAGCAAAAGCAACAATTTATCGAACGTGAAGCCGATAAAGTCGGAGATATGACATTTATGGCTACTCTTGTAATTGTAGGTGGCACAAACTTTACAACATTTGGTAAGGCATTTACAGGATATAACCTAAGTAAGAGATTTGCAGATGTTTCAACAAATATTGTTGATAAAGAATCAAAAGAAATATTGCGCAAGAATGTTTCTAATCGTGCAGCAAGTAAAGCAATTAAAGACGGTAAAATCAAAGTCAAAAATCCCAATTATCATACATACGTAAAAGATAAAAATGGAAAGTTAGTATATGATGAAAACAAATATATCGAAAAAGCTGTAACAGTAGAAGCTGCTGCAAAAAGCAAATCACCTGCATTTCATACAGTATATAATCTTGCAAAAGAAGGTTTTGAGGAAATGAACCAATCTGTTGCAAGTGAATATTCTACTGGAATAGCAGAACAGGATATGCTAAATTATGAAGCACTTGCTGAAAGCGGTATGGCTTATGAAGATATTTTGCAAAATATCAACGATACTTGGTTTTCGTATGGACAATTCGCAAAATCTCTGAACAAAGTATATACCGACCCACAGCAATGGAGACAATTTTTCTCAGGTGCTATTGGCGGTGTACTTAGTCCACATTTTACACGAGGTACTGATGGAAAATTGAAATTCAAATTAAGTACACTTGGTGAACAAATAGCAAGTATCAATGCGCAAAACAGTACTAACGCATATATTGCAGAGCAAATCAACAAACAATTAAATTCAGAAGAAGCACAAAATTACATTACAGGTCTTATTCGACATAAAGCACTCGATAATTCAAAAAACTATGCTGTAACGCAAGATAGCAAAATGGATTACGAGAACGCAGATTTCGCTCAGTTCGTTAGCGACATAACGATGATGAGTAACGCAGGTAAACTTGATTTGTTAAGAGCACACTTAGATTCTATGCGTAATCTTACTGATGACGAACTTGAAAAAGTTTGTATGCAGATGTGTGAGGATGTTAAAGTTAAAACAAAATCAGGTAAAATCAAGACTAAAAAAACAGGAGATTTTGTTGACATTAACGGCAACTATAAAGGTAATACAGAACAAGCAAGAATGGACATACGGAAGAAGATTAATGACCGTATAGACAAATTGCAGAAAGATATAAATCTGTACCAGAGCACAATGAACGAGATTGATTCTCAAACTGGTGGTGTATTAGATATTGAAACACTCGGTGCATTTACCTGGGAGAAGGCAAATCTTATGAACAAGTATAACCGTGCGTATAGCATTATCGGTTCAACGGAATCTGTTAAAAATCTTGGTGTATACAAAGACCATTTCACAAGTTTAGTAGCATCTAAGACACGAGATTTAGAAACAAAGAAGAACGAACTTAAATTAGAAAAAGATAAATTAAGCCGTCAACCAAAAGTAGAAGGCAAGCCTGTTGAAGCATCAGAGATGCAAAAATCACTTGAAAAAGATATTGAAATACTTACAAGTGAGATTACAAAGGCAAATGAATTATCGCAATTGCTTTCTGATATGGAAGCATTACAAGTAGCAAATTCAAATCATAATGATGATAAAACAGGTATTCAGAAATTGTTTGACAAATATTCTGACTTTGCAGAATCTTTACCAGAATTAGCAAAGGATTTAGGTCTGTTCGATGAAAAAGGCGAAAGAGTTAAAGGAAGGGATATGTCATTGGAAAAACTTATGTACTATGGTGCTTTTGATAAGTTTATGAAAGATATTTCAAAAGCAGATAATGCAGAAGATTTTACAGATGATTATCGTGATGCCGCAATGTTGTTTCGTAGGGCAATAATGACAGAACAATCACTTGACAAACTTATAGCCGACCCGACACAATTTACAGGACATCGTGCAGAGTTACAACAAAAAATACTTGAACACGAAAATAGCGAGACAGTAGAAAAGATTCAGAAAGAAATCGAAAAACAGTTAGACGAAGGAACAATTAACTTTAACAATCTCGAAGAAGAATCCAAGAAGATTACTGACGGTATTATCAATGCAAATATCAATAAACGTGGACTATTCCAACGAGCAGTCAACGCAATGCGTAATACGCCGTATGACGAATTACGCTTGATTGCAATAAGAAACGTTTTGAAGAACGCAAAATACAAGAACCTTGTTGATATGCGCAACTTGGTTAACTATGTATATCATGTTATTGGTTCAAAAACTGATTGGAACGATGCTCAACGTCAAGTAGCGATGAATACCTTTAATAAACTTATTGAAGGCAAGAAAACTGTTAATGAGATATTTGACAAAAAAATTAATATAAATGATGTTGATGAAAAACCAATATTAGTAGAAGTAAGCGACACTATAAAGCAAAATAGGTTAAACGCATTACGTAATAACCATCCTGACCTACCGTATAACAAAAACACATATCAATATACTGAACAATCTGTAACGGCAGCAAATATTGCTAAAAACGAAATACCGCAAGTTATTAATCAGGCAATAAGCAGATTTAAAGCAGTATTAGAAGCACCTAAATTGCTTGAACAACTTTCTAATGGTGATACATCGTCTTTGGAAGAAAATGCTCAAGAATCGAAGGGAAAAGCCAATAACCAAACACAAAGGAAACAGATTGATTCTAAAAAGGAATCTATTATAAAAGGTGTAGAAAAACTTATTGCTACATATAAAGAAGGTCAAGTTTTGTCAACCGATGAAGAATACGAACTAAGAAAAAAGGCGGTTGACTTAATTGATAAGACATTTAACAGTGAAGAATTTGATGAGGAATTTGCAACTGAATTAGAGCAATTACGAGATGATTACAGAATCGAAGCATTGAATATGGTTGATGAGAATATCAAAGACCGTATAAATGTACAGTATGACGAAAAGAATATAGACGAAGAAATATCAAGGTTACAGGCATTAGAAAATGAGAAATCAATAAGTGATGAACAACGTAGCAAATTACTTGGACTGATTTCAGAAAAAGAACTTAAAGAAGTCCGTAAGGCTATTAATAAGGAACTTGAAAAGATTTCTAATAGTCTAAATAATAGTTATAAGTCAGAATGTTTCAACGATGTATTTGACAATATTGCTATTGATGATAAGTCCCAAGAACTGTCTAAATCAACAGAAGGATATTATCTCTATAATAATAATGTGTACAGAGGTAATCTTGCTAAATGCGATTACAACGGAGAACAGCATTACGCAGTATGTATTAAGAATAAGGGACAATATGATTATCTTGTAATAAATCGTCAAGGTAGAGTTATTGCTAAACATACTACCAATGGTCTTATTCCTACAACCAAAGACAAACCGAACATTGATTTGAACAAAGCAAAGGCTACTAATGCTGTTGCTGATTTAACTACTTTTAGGAATCTTGATTTCCTGATTGATACTCGTGTATTGACAAATGCAGAAAAAAGGGATAGAACAAAGCGTAGGAAGATTGTAAGTCAGATTATCCGTAATAACGGATTAGTTGATGAGAAAGGCAATATCAATCTTAAAAATAATTTGTTATCAACTGTTGTTGCTTCAAATGTAATAATGAACAGCGGTCTTACTAAAAGTACTTCCGACATAGAAACAGTTGCAGAAACTGCCGAAGAAATCTCTACACCGAAAAATAAACAACGTACAGAAATTCAGTATTATATCTTTGAGAATAAAGATGGCGAAATGTTACGTGTTAAATTACCTGCACGTGGAAATCGTATCTTAATCAAAGACGAAAACGGTAATACAACCGAACAAAAATTCTCTAAGTCGTTGTACAAGAAAAAAGGTATTGAAGGTGTAATCAAAGAGATATACGGTGATGATGTACAAATAGTAAAAAGTTCATTAGAAGATTGGAACGGTAAACAAGAAACTGTTAAACAAGAAGAAACTAAGCCTACTGTGGTTGTGCAATCAACTTCACAACCAAAAGTTGAAGTACGTAAAATACAGCAAGTTAAACGCAAAAGAGCCGTAAAAACACTTGAAGAACAGTTGAGCGAACTTGATAATATGATGGATAACCTGCAAGCAATGGCAGAACGCAATCCAGAATATCATCAATCGCTTAATACCGTAGAAACTTTCAGGTTATATGTTCAACTTGTAAAAGACAACTACGAACAGTTAGGCAGCAAGAAAGTTGTTCTCGATAGCAATACAGTACAAACTATTGTCGATAAACTTAAAAACAATCTTAAAAAGATTTTTGGAGACAAAGTAGAGTTTAAGAGTGATGAAGAAATAAAAGGTCAAAAAGATAACTATACACAACTATCAAAATATGACGGTGAAATCTACGGTTATACTACAAATGGTGGTATAGTAATAAACAAAGACAAGTTCCGTCTTGATACACCTGTACACGAATATACTCATATTTGGGATAGCGTAGTTCAAAAAGAAGCACCCGAATTATGGAAACGAGGTGTAGAATTGATGAAAGATACTTCCGAATGGGAGAAAGTTGTCAATGACCCGAATTATGCTGATATAAAAGATGATGAAAATAAAGTTGCAAGCGAAGTTCACAGCCGTCTTTCAGGAATGATTGCAGCAGGTAAAACAATAGAACTTGCAGCAAAAGACCGTACAAAGAGCAAGAAGAACTTTTGGCAGAAACTTATTGATTGGTTCAAAGAGTTCAAAGATTTTACTTTGCGTAATGTTTTCGGTATGAAAGCCGAAGATGCTAAGAAAGTTACTCTTGACCAATTCTTAAATGCACCTGTTGCCGACTTCTTTATGGGTACTAATCCAAATGATATTGGCAAATCAGATATTCGTCAAGAAAATGTTGATATTACGACAACTACACAGCAACCTACAAATAATACAAACCTGAATGTAGGTGATACTGTCCAATACGGTATTATGAGAAGTGGTAGTTTCAATGCAATTACTAACAATGCTGTTGTACAAGCAATCGATGGAGATAACGTAACTATCGAATATGACGGCAAAAAGGTTAAAACCAAAGCGAAATATTTACGCTATCTATACGGCGAAAAACCGTCTAAAAACGCATTAAAAGGTGGAAACGCTCAACAAATAATTTCTGGTCTTGATGATGCCGTAAGTGCCGAAGAATACGTTGCACGTTATCTTGCAGGTTCAAATATATCTATCAATGATACTAAGAAAGATATTGATGATTTAAAGATTGCTTCCAAAAATGGTAGTACTATTGATGATATTGTATCTGCGATAAAAGATGAAATGCCATTCAATCTTGAACAACAAGATATTAGAAACATTATTATTGATATAGCAAGTGGACGAAATAAAAATGATATTGCTCGATATGCAGTAGAAGCACATTATGCGGCACAAGATAAAGAATGGGAAGCGCAAGTATCTGAAATACAAAACAGACTACAAGAAGGAGAAACAACTGAAACAGATATTGATAATCTTACAAATGATGAGTTAATAGAAATATTTGGTACTGATGCAATATCAGATGAAGAACTTGCTGAAATTTTGTCAGAAGAAGATTATCAAGAGTATTTACGTCAGAGAGCAGATGAAGAATCATTATCCGAAGAAGAACGTCAAAGACTTGAACAAGAACAAGCAGATGAGTTAGATGAAGAAGCATACCAAGAATACTTGCAGCAAAGAGCAGCAGAGTTAGGTGAACTCCCTGATGAAGTAAGATTCATAGTTGATACTACTCAATCATTAAATCCGCCTATTGATGTAACTGTAATAAATGACGGTAAGTCAACTGACGTATTAAAGAAATTGGATGAAAAATCTGATGCAGATAGAGCAGCACAATTGGATGTTTTCAGTCCTTCAATATCTGAGTATAGTATAGACGATAAAACAAAAACATCATTAGAAGTATTAGAAAAAAAATATCCTGATGCAGATTTCTCATATATTTACAACCTATATAAAGCAAGTGGTGCATTTGACTATGTTAAAGAAGCACAACTTAAAAAAGATGATACAGTATATATAGGTATAGGTGTTGTAGGTTTTTCAAGAGACGGTAAACAATATCCCGAAGTCGTATTTATGGTTAAAGATGATAAGGGTGATTATCGCTTTATTGGTTCATTACGTACATCTTCAAGACTTGACCCATCAACCGCAGCAGAATTGAGTAATCAAGTGAAAGATATGTATGTAAGCAACAGAAGCAATTTTAAAGAAGAAAAGATTAAAATGGTTAAG